GTCCAGCTCGCTTGAAAGGCAGCGCCGGGGGTCTTTATCGTGACGGCTGACGGCGTAGAAGTCACCGATGTCACCGTTGAGGATCACGATGTCAGGCTTCTGCTTCTTGCCATATTCCACCGCAGCCCCGACCGCCTTCTCGTCGTGGTAGGGGATGTGGATGTCGGAGAGGATCAGAGCCTTGTGTTTGCCCTTGATGACCAGATCAGGACGGTTCTCCGAGATTGACCTCGGCATGATGTTCTGCTGCCAGCCGAGTGGCTTCTTGTGCTCAGTCTGGAGGTAGGGCTTCTTCCGGCTTTTACCTCCGGCGGCACCTCTCAGCTCACGGATGAGAGTTCGTGCGGCGTCAACGCTGGTGAACACCAGCGGGTATTCGTTCACCAGCTTGCGGGCGACTGTGCGGTTCGGAAGGTCGGGGAATTCCGCGAGTACTTCCTTGGCGATTTCGTATTTGGTCATGCGTCAGATGTTGATTCGGATTCTGCTGCGAATGTTGCTGACGTTGCGCTTCTTGCGAAGAACAGCGCCCCCTTCACGGGAACCTGCCCCGTCCGTGTTCCCTTCAATGGTTGTCACCACGCCGTTCTTGTCCGGCGAAGATTCCGCGATGCCGATGTGGCTGAACTTGAAGATCACGATGTCCCCCGCCTGGATGTCATTGCCGTGAGGCTTCTTGGTGTGGGTCTCACTCCCCTGCTCACGGCTCCAGTTCTCAAAGTCCCAAGCTCCGGCAGTCCGTGGACGCTTGAAAGTCTTGCTCTCCTTGGTTCCCGTTTCTGCCAAGCCTTCACGGATCAACCAGCAAATGAAGGCGGCACACCAAGGCCACCCTTTCTTGGGGTCGAGCCAAGTGGCTGACTTGTATTGGTCAACACGGGGGCCGCAGTTTGTGCCGTTGACTTCGGAGACGCCAATCTCCTTGCGGGCTAGTTCGATGAGTTTTTCTCGAAGGGTCATTCCCAGAATTTGAGCTTGCCCTTGGGTCCGAGGAGGGCGACAGCCGTTCCCCATGCCTGGGCTTTGCTCGCCCTTAGCCCGTATCTGAGAAGTTGCAAGCGGAAATGTTCGTGGATGATCACCGCAGGGGGAAACTTGGGCAGCTTTCCTTCATACTGCTTCTTGAGCCATAGACTCCCTCCCGTAAGCAGGTCACACAGGTAGTCGTGCTCCAAAGAAGGGACTTCGCAAAGACCGTCTGGGGTATAATACAGCGGAGGTCCCCAAAGAATTGGAGGAGTGCTCGCCTTGTTGAAGGTGTAACCTGCTGGGATTGTGTAACTTAGGTGCTGGTACCCAGGAACCAGGATGTCAAAACTATGCGGCGTTCTTGTCTCCCACAATGGACCTTTTGCCCAAGGCCAGATTCCATAGAACGGATCTGGATCTCTGAGGGCGATGATCTCAGGATGGGGCAGGTCTTTCATGGTGCTTTGTAGTTGGAAATAGCCGCCAGCTTGACCTCGATGGCAGAAAAATCTTTTCTGAACTCGTTCATGTCCCCCCTAAGCTCCTTCATCTCGCTGAGCATGACGCTATGCACCTCAACCCTTGTGCTGATCTGCTGGACGGTCTGGTTGAGCTGCGCCAGCTGCCCAGGAAGAGGCTGGATGGTGGCCCACCAGGAACCGATGGCCGCCGTTCCAAGAATGAGCTGCCAGGGAGTCACCCCAAAGGATTTGAAGAAGCGGTTCATGGGTTCAGGCATGGGGTCACAGGGTGTTGTAGGTTAGCAGGATGCCCAAAAGGTAGACATCCCCATTAAAGGTATCATTGCCATCTCTTTGCAGTTGGAAACGCCAGAAATCACTGGGAGCACTCGGATCGTATAGCACGGAGAAAGTGTCGTACCGAATCGGATTATCTACCGATGATGTTGTGGGGGTAAAAGTAGTCCCGAGTCCAACATCAGGAGATTGGTCAAAAGGAGATGCCTGAACACGAAGTACCCAATAAACTGCCCCCGTTGCAGTAGGGTATGAAGGATTTCTCCAGACTGCCTTGCAAGTAATGGGCTGCAAGGTGTTTGCATCTGGGGGGAAAAAGAGGTCAAACTCAGCTACATGCGTTTGGTTGCTGTTCGGAAACCGAAGCACTTGGTAAGCATAACCATTTATAGGGGAATAGGTATACTCCTCCGCAGGATGGGGAGAAGTGCCATACATTTGCGACAGCGGGACAAAAATTTGCTTCGTAGCTTCCCTCAACGCCACCGGATCTCCATTCACGGTGATGGCCGGGGCATCCAGAGTCCCGTCGTCAGCAATCGTGGCTAGACTTCCCTGGATGACGGTACCTCCCGTGCCATTGGCCCGCAGGATCGCATTGTCCGTTGATCCAGTTGTTCCGGTGAAGCCTGTTGTGTTTGTCTGGTACTCGATGGCGAGAGTCACTCCACCGCTTTGTGAGACTGTGATGGTTGGCGTCATGGGCGTGCAATGTCGGGGTAAACTTGAATCTGGCCCTGCATGTAAGTCTGCACGACCCCGGTGTTGTCCGTCGTTTCAAACTGCCAGACGTAGGTTCCGGCTTTCAGCGGAAGAAACTGCACCGGAACCAGAAAGCTCCAGGCATTCGCGTCCACAATGCTGAGCTGGCTGGCATCGCTGGAGTCCAGCTTTGCGCGAACCTGCGTGGAAGTCCAGGTGTCCCGGAACCAGATGCGGGCGCTCTGAACCGCAGCCAAAGGAGCGGGGTCAAAAACGAGCGATGGGATGCCTTCCCAGGAGTCCCCTTGGACAAAGGACAGGTTTTTATCAAGCACGCTGGAGGTTGCCGGGGTCATTGCCCTGCAATTCTACCACGCCGTCACGCATTATCAATGATCTGTGCGGCGGCAAACCAAGCGTCCACCTCGGCCTCAGTCTTGTTCATCGCTTGCCGGAAGGTTTCCACAGTCGGATGATTGCGACGGACGTTGGAAGATTCCTTCCACCAAGTCGTGGCTTTGAACTTCTCCTCGGTGTCTTGGATGGAGTTGATCCACGCGCCGATCTGAACACAGAGGTTGTAACCGAGAGTGATCTTGAGGGAAGCCAGCGTCACCTTGATGGGTTCAGGCTGGGGAATTGGCCTGTTTTCCCATGCGGCCTCAATCTCGGCCATCGTCGGCTTGGGCGTGCCGTCAAGCATGGTCAGTCCCTCGTAGCTTTCAGGGTCGAGCTTGAAATGAGCGCCGGGGCGGGCGAGCGCGACGGCTTCGGCAAGGTTGGCGGATGAGATTGGCATGTTAAGCGGCTACCTCCATGAGGATGATCGTTGAGGATGCACGGGAGATGGTGGCACCGTCCGTGTCGGTGCCGGAACGGTTGAGGTAGACGGCCCCGGTTGAGTGACTGGCAAGTTCGATCTCGTAGGTTAGTGCCGACGTTGACGCCGGACTGTCCACATAGTTGATCGTAATGGCGTTCATGGCCCCCGCAACACCGGGGTTGCCCATGGCCGTGACCCTTGTTCGACTTCCTGCCGCATCGCCCTGAATAAGCACAGATCCAGACTTCACCAACCGCAGGTTCGCGTAGTTGCTTGTTGCCCCGCCAATGGACAGGAAAGCCATCACCAACACCCTTGAGGTGTTTGCTGATGGCGTGATGCTGGCGGTGAACACGCTCGAAAAGCTGGTGCCGGTAACGCTGGCCGTGTCCGTCTTGGTCGCCTGGACAACCTGAAGAATTTTGCCTCCACCGCTCGCCGTGGCGGACAGCGTGGTGCCGCTCATGGACAGACCCGAGCCAAGGCTGATCTCCTCAAAGTCGCCAGCGCCCGACGCGCTCCCACGGCCAAGCAACCTTGAGGCTGCGGAAGCCTGCGCGAGATTCGACAGAGGCAGGTCGCCAGTCACCCCCGTGCTCAACGGCAGCCCCGTGCAGCTCGTCAGCGTGCCGCTGGAAGGCGTGCCGAGCGGGCCACCGGAGATGAGCACAGGATAGGACGCCCAGGAGCCTGAGTGGAAGCTGCGCCGAACAAGGACTCCTGGCGTGGAGTATCCAACGCTGTTGATCGTGGTCGTGCCGTTGCGGACGAACACAGAGTAGGCCGCCCCCTCGGACGGCGTTGGATCAGTCACCGTGCAGCTTGCCGTGGTGATGTAAAACCCGTTGTTCTCCGCCGTGAAGTTTGACGATTTAATCTCGGCAATGCCTTGGTAGTCGGTGTTGGCCGTCGCGGTAGAGAACCCGCCGCTGCCGTTGCCCTTCAAGATGCTGCTGCCTGAAGTGGCTGGGGCGTAGTCCGTGCCAGATGATGCAGAGGAAAACCCTCCTGACCCGTTGCCCTTCAACAGCGCCGTGCCGCTGGTCGCCGGGGCGTAGTCGGTGCCTGCGGCTGCGCTGGAGAACCCGCCAGCCCCGTTGCCTTTGAGGATGGCCGAACCCGACGTTGCCGGGGCGTAGTCGGTGCCCGACGCGGCACTTGAGAATCCCCCGGCACCGTTGCCTTTGAGGATGGCTGAACCGCTGGTTGCAGGGGCGTAGTCGGTGCCCGACGCGGCATTGGAGAAGCCCCCCGTGCCGCTCCCCTTCAAGATGGCCGTCCCCGATGTCGCAGGAGCGTAGTCCGTGCCGGACGAGGCGTTGGCAAACCCGCCGCTGCCGTCCCCCTTGAGGATGCTGGTTCCAGAAGGGGCTGTCTGGGTGGCGACGGTACCAAGGTCCATGGCCGTCCTCATGCCCGCCTTGTTGGCGGCCTGCATGAAGGCATCGACGTCTGTGCTGGTTGTAAGGTCGGGCATGGCTTCTTAGGGTCTCAAGTATATGCTGGTTCCGTCAGGACGCAAATAGGTGGTGGTTCCGCCGGGGCGTAAGTAAGTCGGAGGAGCGGCGGGCGTCGTGACCACAACTGTCAGGATGTTGCTGGTCAGCCCTTGAAAGGCTCCGGCAAATGGGGTGACGCGATACTTGTAGGTGTCAGCGGCTGTTTCCGTCACTCCAAGTTCGAGAAGCACCACGGTGTCCAGAAGAGACCAGGATGAACCACCGTCGTCCGAACGCTCCACCTCGTAGCTGTCCGCCCCCGGAACACTTGTCCACTCCAGCGTGAACTCTACGTTGGTGTCTGCGGTTCCTGGCCCCGTGAGAACCGGGGCTTCAGACTCCCCCGGCAAAATAACACTGGCTGTATTGCTACTCGGCCCCTCCCCGGCATCGTTGAATGGAACAATTATGTAGTAATACGTCTCCCCCGAGGCGGCGAAAACATTGTCCGAGGCGGATAAGGTGTTCGGTCCTGTTGAGAAAACAGGGCTGTCAATTCCCGGAACAGGTGGGGTATTTGTGCCTCGATAGACATTGTAACCAAACCCTGCTGACCCAGTTTTATTACTGGCCGTCCAGTCGAGCAACGCAACTGTGCTGCCGAGAACCGCCTCAACCGTCAGCACAGGAGCCACTGTTGGCGGCGTCAATGTCCCGGCTCCCTGGTAGGGAGCGATCTGGATGGCTCGGTAGATGTAGCCAAGGAGATTCATCAGGTGAAGCTGCCCACGGCAACAACCGAAACGTCAGCGCCAGTCGTCACCTTCCAGGCTCCCGAGGAGCTGAGAATGCCAAGAGGCACGAAGAAGGGAATGACGCTGGGAAGAGGGTACGTCCCGCCCCCAACAAAAAGGGTGATGGCCGAGCCAGCACCGTCCTTGATGCTGACGGCTCCCGGAGCGTCCGTGGCGGGGACGATCAGCAGCCCGGCCAGCAGGTCGCCAGCGGCACCGGAGCCTCCAAGAACCTGATCGGTCTGGCTGGCGGCGACTGTTTCGTAGGACATTCCTCCCTGGACGGCGGCGGCTTTGGCGGCGGCACCGAAAGTCTCAAAGCCAGTCGTGTAAAACTGGTGGTCAAACGTGTCACGAAGAGGGACTCCAATTTCTGCGCTCATAGTGGGAAAAGAAGGGCGGGTACCCTCTGGTGAAGATACCCGCCCTGTTGAGGTTATTCAAGTCCCGAGATTACGAGGTCGGGCAGGAGGTGGTGCCGAGGCTGTCCGGGCAACGGAGGACACGGATGCCGTAGCCGTAGTTCGGGATCTGCGCCTGATAAGCGGCACGGAGGCGAGCGCTCCAGAAGCCGTTATCCATGTACTTGTTGCAGGTCTTGTCATACTGGTTGATCCACTGGATCTCACCAGCGAAGTCCCAGGGCTTGAAGGTCGTGCCGCCACCGATGGAAGCCAAGGGCTTCTGGAGGTACTTGCGGACCACCTTCGGGTGATAGACGATGACATCTTCATACAGGGCGGCCTCGTAGGCGGGGTTGACGACGGCGATGCCGTCCTCGTCCGCGATGTAGAAGGGAACCCGGGTCCAGGAACCATCTTCCTCCAGGTCCCAGCGGGGAGCCTTGTCGTCGATGATGTGGTAGAAGCCGGAGTACACGCGCTTGACGCCGAAGGGCTTGAGCAGCTCCTTGGGCTCGGCCCAGCGGTAGTCCTGACGAACGGAGTCGTTGCCCTTGATGAGCGCACGCTGCTGTTCACCGGACATGAACACCGTGAAGATGGGCTGGCCGTCGATCTGACCGTAGGCACCTTCCTCGCCAGCACCGTCATGGATCATCTTCCAGCGAACGGCGTCGAGGGCATCCTGATGGATCTGGCTGGTGGGAGCCGTGCCATCGAAGTCGCCAGCCGAGCCTTCAACGAGGGCACCGCCAGCAAACACCAGCTTGTTCTCGTCGGGAAGCGCGGCGACATACTCATCGCGGTTGCGGTCTTCCCACAGGTCGATGACGTTCTTCTCGAAGTTGCGCTTGATCTCGCGGACCTGATCCTGGAAACGGTATCCCATGCGGGCGTCCGTGATGCAGATCGGGTCGGAGTCCACGACGAACTCGTAGAGGGAGGCCGTCTTGATGAGCTGGCGGCTCTGGAGAGTCGCGGCGTCGGGAAGACAGGCGTTGGAGGGGTTGGGGGTGCCGCCCTGGACGGAGGGAGCGACCTGGACCCAGCCAGCACCGCCGGAGGGGATGGTGCGCTGGTAGATCACCTTGGAAATGGTGGAGCCCATTTCATCGGGGAAGAAGTCTTTCTCCAGCATGGCGTTCCACGGGGAGGTAAGACGGCCCCGGCGAGCGATGTCGCCGGAGATACGATTCGATTCACGCGCCAGATAGGCGTTTACTGCTTCGCAAGACATAGGGGTAGTTTATGGGGGTTGGGTTTTTCAGGCTTGTGCCGGAAAGGGGAGGGTTCCCTGTGGGAACGCGGAAAATCAGGTTGCCGCCTGGAGCACCGACGACTGGGTTTGTTGCTCCGATCTTTGTTTGCCCCTCAGAGGAGGAAGGACTGACTCAACTCTACTATATGCACATTCAAGCATATAGGCAAGTGCGAGTTTAAAGTCGCGCTTTGATGTCGAGCTGCGACTTTATTCCTTGCGGAACACCACGGACATCCGCAGCTCCTCGACGGGCTCCACGGAATGCCGCCACTGGTAGCGGATCTCGTCCCTCATCACGACCAGACTTCTGGGCGGAAGGACGATGGCATAGCTCTCCGTGTTGCTCATGAGCCGCATCGTGGCGGGGGAGCACATGGAGAGGACGGCGATGACCGGGCCGCACCGGGGTTCATCAATGTGAGGGGCGATCTGCTGCCCCTTCTGATACTCGTTGACCGTGATGGAATGGGCAACGAAATCCAAAATCTTCTGCTGGTGAAGCCGCAGGCAGAGCACGGAGATGGACTCCGGGATGGACTTGCTCACCATGTTTGTCCGGTAGGCGGACTGGCAGCCAAACCTGCGGATGGAATTGCGCTCCCGAACGCAGAGCCTGGGTGGTGTCGGGGGAACCTGCTGAAGGATCGCCGTCTCCTCTTCAGGAGTGGCAAACCCTTCAATCAGGGACAACCCAAGCTCTGCCAGTTCGGTAGGGATCATCAGGCACCTTTCATCGCGGCTTCCAGACCACTCATGAAGTCCTCAGGTTCCTCCGAGGGAGCCGATGGAATCGAACCCGACTTGGCCTTCGGTGCCACGCCGCCGCGCTTGGCGATGGACGCCTTGAGTTCACCAATCTCCTTGATCGCCGCCTCATACTTTTCCTTGAGGGCTGGCAGGAGCACGGCTGCCTGGGTGGCGTAAGCCTGGATCTCCGGGGGAGCGTCCTGGAGGTCTGAGTTGAGGGCGTCCTGGGAGAGCTTGTCCAGGTCGCCACGGATGGACTCAGGCAGCGACTTGGAGAGGCTGTCCCAAACCTTCCTGGCGGACTCGGCCCGGACTGCCTTGGTCTGTTCCGCCTGCTTTGCCTGCTCCTCCTGACGCTTGGCCTCGACATACTTCAGTGACTCCTTGGCCTGGGCCTTCACCTGTTCACTGCGAAGGTAGAGGTTGCGGGCGTCATCCAGGGTTTTCTTGAACTCAAACTTGTCGAACTCGTTCATCCCCGAGGCAAGCTCCGCGAGCTGGGCGTTGCGCTCAAGCACGTTTTCCTGCATTGCGGCCTTGGCAATCGTGGCGATGGGGATCTCGTACTTTTGTGAGAACGCCTCGATCAATGACTCTGCGGCGGCAAGGGGCTGCGCGATGTTGTTGCGGTACTCCTCCGTCTGAGTGACATCCAGAAGCGCCATCTTGGACTCATATCCAGAGAGCTTCTCCTTGTAGGACTCCAGCTCCTTCTTGACGGCCTCGATCTCCGCCGTGTTCTGAGGAGTCTGAGGCTTGGATCGAAGCTCCTCCAATTCCTTCTTCAGGTTGTCCCTCTCCGTTTCAATGACCCGCTTGGCTTCCTTCTGTGCCTTCCAGTTGATCTTGGTCTTCTCACTGGCGGATTTAGGGAGGTCCGCCAGATCGGGATCGGCCTCCTCTTCCTTGGCAGCGGATTGCTCCTCTTCCTTGGCGGGTTCCTCAGGGGTTGCGTCCGGGTCCTCGGAGGTCTTGAAAAGACCCTCAAGAAAGCTGGAGGAATCCAGATCCTCGGGCGGAGGGGAGGCGTTCTCCGGGTTGGTTCCAACGGCGGCGGAGGCTTCCCCGCTTTCGATCATCTCCTGGCTTGCTTCGTTGTCGTTCATGGCGTGGTAGGGTTACTGTCGGGGTTTGATGTGCTCCCATTCCAGGGGAGTGTTTCTGGAAATCTTCTTCGTCGGCGTTGCCAGGGCGATCAGGTCATTGATGGCCTTGTTGTACCCCGCCATGCTGGCGTGCCGGAGGGAGATGGTGGCGAGATCATTGGTGTTGAAGGAGGTTGCGCGGGACTCCTCCTTCAGCACCTCAATGGCGTCCTTGAGCGCACCTTCCTTCAAAAGCGCGGCAAGCTCCGTCATCGCGGTGGGTGAACGGTACCAGTCTTCGGTGGTCATTCCTTCACCTCCTCAACAACAAGTTTGAGCAAATGCGCCAGAGCCCTCTTGAGCTTGGACTGCCTGTAATCCAAGGCGACAGCCCTGCCCTTCCCCTCGGTGACAACCGATGGCTGGTAGATGCTGACCGTCTTGGTCTCCGTGTTTACCTTGAGGACGAATATGTGTTCTGTCATGTGTCAAATCCTTGAACTTCTGGCGATCCTAGCAGCAGCTTCCGCGTCTGCAAGGGCCATGGCCTGACGAGTTTGCTCCTCTTTCAGACGCATTTCCTGGGCATGTTTCTCTTCCGCGAAACGCAGTTTTGCCGTGGCTTCAGCCACTTTCTGCTCCAGGGAGAGGTTGAGTTCACCTCCCTGGGCTGGCTGTTCCTGGGGTTGAGCCTGCTGTTCCCTGGCAATCTTCTCCGAAGCCTTGACAGCGTTGTTTACGATCTCACTGATTCTCTGGAGTTCCTGCTTGAACTGCGGGGCCGCAGGGTCGCCCATGATGAACTCAAGATGCGCCGTCGCGTGCTGGTAGAGTCCAACGAGAACCTGCGCGGCCTGGGCCAGGTCTATCTGACCCTGATCCGCAGCCTGCGCGATTTCCTGGAGCTTGCCGATGTGAACTGGCAGCTGGATGACGTGAAGCTCGCTCGGAAGAACGGGAACCTGCTCGCCGTTGAGGATCTGGTTGTTCTCAAGCAGGGCGATCTTGGCTTCTGTCGGGATGCGCTGGCCTTCTTCAGCCGGGATGTAACGATCCGCAGCCTCAACGCCAGCAAGCGTCCGCACCATGTCACGAACCACCTGACGACGGCCCTGGGGGTCAAAGTTCTGGGAGAGCTGGAAGATCTGGCCGAAGAGCGCCGTCCTGGCCGCGCTTGATCCGTTTCCAATGGCTCGAACCACCTTGGACTTCTTGATGTCGATGGCGACAATCGCCTCCACCGGAACCCCTCGCTCGACACAACGCGCCTTGAAGTCGTTCACCGCCAAACCGCCCGGATCTTCGGGATAGTAGTCCTGGCGGATCGTCCTGCGGAGCATCTCCTTGAGCAGCCTTTCCCAGGGGTTGTAGAACAGGTTCAGGGCCGCGATGTTGATGTTGGACAGGCTTTCCAGCTGGGCCTGAACCTCAAACTTGGAGCGCTCCTTCTGCGAGTTGAGAGCCGCCTCCGTCGTGTACTGCCCGGCGTGCTGCTGGAGAAGCCCGTCCAGATCCTGCAACCCTGGGATGAGCTGGTTGGTCAGATTGGTCTGCGGAGGAGTCACCAGATTCACCCCCTGGGGAAACACCGAGAACGGGCCGATGTGCAGGGTGCTCAGGTCTTCCAAAGCCTCCTCGCTCTGCGGCTGGATCATGATCATGCTGCTCATCAGCACTCCGTCGTACATGCGGCAGCGCAGACGGTTCAGCCCCTGGACGGAGGAGAAGATCTTTGAGCCGAGACCACGGATGGAGTGGAGGTAGCCGTTGGAGCCGACCCCGTACATGAAGAGCGCGTATGCCTGGGAACAGTCGGCGTACACCTTTCTGCGCTGGAAGAGGAAGTTTTTCTGGTCGAGTTCAACGTCCTCGGTGAAGACGTATTGGGACACGGAGCCGTCCAGCTCCTTGATGAGCATGTGGACCAGCTTCACCTCCGTCGCCATCGCGCCGTTGGAATATCCAACGTCCCCGTTCTTGTAGAGACGCTCCACCTTCTCCCAGTTCTCCATCGCGGCTCCATCCCGAGGATTGGCCTGATGTGCGTTTATCAAAGCCTGCTTCACCGCCTTGACGTTCCAGCCGACTTCCTCCGCCAGCTGCTCGTCGGCAATCTTGTGGTACAGCTCATGGGGAGGGCAGCTTCTGGCAAAGCAGGCGACCTCGATCTCCTCCTCGGAGGCACGGGTCTGCCGGGGAACCAGGAAGTCGCCCAGGGGGCTGATCTGAAACCGCCAGTCCATCTCGTCATCGAAATAGGCGACAACGACCCCGTGGGCCAGATACTGCTGAACCAAGTAGAGGTAGCGCGGGAAGAACTCCGGCCATGTACGAAGCATCCTGGTGAACTCCTCCGCCATGACGTTCTCCCAGTCCGCACGCATCTGCGGGTCCCCGTACCGTGTCGGCGTGGTGATCAGCGTGTCCACCGACTCGATCAGGTCCAGGTAAGGCGAGGTTGCCCGGTGAAGCATCAGCTCCGCCTGCCCCCAGTTGACGTTGCACATCTCACCAAGACCATTCTGCACCAGCTCCGAGGGGTCGTAGGGAGGCTCCCCGTCGATCATCGCCTGGATTCTTGCACGCTCCCTGGCCGAGAACTCATCCGCCTTCCTCAGGATCTTGTAAACGTTCCTCGCCTGCTGGGCGTCCTTGATCCGGGCTTTCGTCAGCAGCTTCCCATCCTCGGCGGTGGGAACCAGGGGTGCGGTGCCAAGAGGCAGGGTGTCGGTGATGGTGTCGAGCATGGTCAGCGGTTAGCGGGCGGCCTTCCTGGCTTGCGCTTGACGGGAAGAGTAACCTCTTCCACCGGGATTGTCGAGGGAGAGGCGTCCTCCGCCGGGGGCTCGTCCGGGGTCTGGATGGTCTCCGCATCCTTTTCCATCTGGGCTTTGAGCAGAGCCTCCTTCCTTGTCATGATGGAGATGGTCGGCTCTTTTGGAACAAACGGCTGGTATGTCGGAGCCTCCACGACAACCCGCTCGGTGGCCGGGGGAGGCACAGCGTATCCAAGCATCTCGTCAATGACCGCCTCGTTGATCAAACGGGTGGCGACCACCGCTGAACCCGCATGACCAAGACGGAAGTTCGGATTGTACTCCGCGTTGGCAATCAGACCCGACAAATGTGCCATGTGGAACGTTTCACGGGCCTTGAGAGACTCATGATGCGTCGTGGCGTTGAGCAGACGAGTGCGGATGGACTTGAGCAGGTTGGGTGGATAGACTGCGGATTCCAAGAGATACGGATCTCCATCGGCAGCTCGGGTCACGCCGTTGTTGTCCTTGTACATCCTCGGGGTGTAGGCCGCGCATCCAAGGAGGGTCTTGCCGCTCTGAAGCAGTTCCGAGGCCAGCTTGTCCGCCCAATCAGGAGAAAGAGGAACCGTGTTGTGGGTCAGCAGGAACCAAGGTGCTGTCGTCTCCTTCGAGGCGATGTGCTGGAACACCTCGTTGTCCAGCATCGGCTGGTGACGATTGACCCCAGGCAGGCTGTCGTCCAGCTGGATGTCCAAGCCGTCGAACATGCGCTGGATGTCCTCCTTGCGCAGCTTCGTGCAGTAGATTTTGTAGCTGTGCTTGCTGCCAAGAGGCGACCACTTCTTCAGCAGTTGAGCCAGCTTTGCCAGTTTTGGGAATGTGGCCGATGGTGCGGCGATGGCGATGTTCATGGTATGAATGTCGGGGGATGGAGTAGCTGGGATTCCAAGGATGTCAACGGTTGGCGAACATTCGTCCGAATTTAATTGCCATGTTCTTGGCCTTGCGGTTGATGCCAAAGGTTCCGTTCTCAGGGTCGGAGGCAGCTCGTGCCTTGCTGGACATGTTCAGACGCTGGCGAGCCAAAAAAAGGCAGATCAACGCAGAATCCGCGAGGTCCGGGCTTTTGCCTGTGCGCTTCTTCATCTCCAACTTGGACTCGACCTGCACCTTGCCTTTCTGCTTGGTGACGTAGGATCTGGCGCAGAGTTCGCGTGCCAAGGGTGGCGAGATGCCCTTGATCTGCCCGGACTGCATGTATTCGCGTCCGACGAACCAAATCTCAGAGACTTTGTTGACATAGACCTCCTTGGATGGGCGGCTGTCGGTTCCACTCGCGGGCATGTCCGAGGCACTCCCCGAGAAGTTAACTTCCAGGAAGTCCCCTCCCCAGCGAGCGCGAACCATGTCACAGAAGGGCTTACCCGCACCAGTTCCGTCGATTCCAAGGTGTTTGAGCTGGACTCCCCGCTTCTGGCAGGCGCGAACCAGGAGATCAACGATCTGCTCAGTTCGGGAGGATGTCTTGTTGGTCGCGTCCTCCTGAAGCTCCTCGAAGTCCGTCCATTCCAAAGTCTTCAGCCCGTCCAGGTTGTAGCCGACTTTGCCAAAGTAGAGAACAGAGCGGTCTCCGCCGTTGGTGAAGGAGGGGTCGAAGCCTGCGACGAGAGTAGGAGGTTCGCGCCAAATGGCGGGGCTGTTTGCCTCGTAGCTCAGGATGTCGGCTTCCGAGAAGATGGATTCCTCGCTGCCTGTCGGACACCAGAATCCCTTGACCATTCGGTAGTAACGAAGTGTCTTGACTCCAAGACGTTTTTGGAAGTCATCCAGCTTCTCCTGCGTCATCATGTAGGGGTAGATGGTCTTGCCTGCCTGGATGTTCGGAGACTTCTCCGCGTCAAACCGGATGCAGAATCCCTTCTTGGTCTTCCACTCGTAGTCCAACTCGGTGATGGAGTTCCAACCTGTCTCTGGCTCACAGAACACGCCGAAGGGGTCGAAGTAGCTGTTCGGGTTCCCGATTCCGATCATCTGAAACTCGGGGTTCGCTGCCAAGTTGGACTCGGCGGCGTTGATCAGAGCCTCGGATAGCTCGGGCAACTCGTCTGCGATCAGGATGACCCGTGTGCCTTTGAACCCGATGACCTTGCCAATGGACTCCTTGGCCTTCGACTTTTCCCCTGCAATGAGGGTCAGTCCCTGCCTGTCGGAGCGCATGTCCCCCGATTTGTAGCGGATCATGCCTGCGGAAGAGGCAAGTTCTCCTGGCATGTTGGCCTCCCCTCCAAGAAGCTGGGCTGCTGCCATCCAATACTCTTCGACTTCGCCCCAAACCCGCTGACGGGAATCCTTGAGCGAGGTTGAGGTCAGTAGCACCTTCGTCTCTGTCGGCGCGGCCATGAAGTTCACGATCCCCCAAAGCGCACCACCAATTCGGGTCTTGCCCGAGGACGCGCAGCCTGCGATGGCCAAGTATTTATGTTCACATAGGTGTTCAACCATTCGCTCGGCCCAGGGATTCCAGTCAACTTTCTTTGTTGACTTGGGGTGATTCCAGATGGCATTGACGATGTTTTTGAAGTGGACATGTGCTCCCGGGCACTCGGGTCCCTTGATCCGGTGACGGAATGCCTGGAACTCGATGAGCAGATCAGTTGGCGGTTTCCCGTTCTGGGGTGCCCAGAGCTTGCCGTACTTCATACGGTAGCCTTGGGTCACATAGCGGGCGATCTGCTCTTCGGTCATGTTTTACGATGTAAATACGTCTTTATTTAACAGTCAACTATTCTCATTTCTGAGAAAATTTTTTCTGGACTGAGCGTAGTAACCCCGGCGGGAAGGGGAAAGGGCGGGGGCACCCGTGGCGTGTCGGCGGCTCATGGCGCGGGAACCTCCGGCAAGTGGAGGGGGGTTCCCCCTATGGGGGGAGGGTCCATTGTCGTGGCTGGCGGGAAATTGGTGGAAAGATCGATGAACCCAGGGGACTCGTTTGATGATGTAGCAGGGAAGTTTATGGAGACTACGGAAGCGGCGGAATCTAGGCCGAACGCCTGATTGCCGAGCTTAACAGCGGTGGCGATGTCCGACCAGCTTTCCAAGGCTGGAGGTAGGGCGGCGGCAAGAGCTTGCTCGACGAGGGCCGCGACTCGTTCGCGGTGGAGTTCGCCCCGACGAGCCAAAGATTCGCCTGCAACGACCGTGGGCGGGGGGAGAGTGGGGGCGTTTGCTATCGGCACGACCTCCCTGGGCTTAGGCCATTTTTCCCGAGTGGCGCGGCGTTTAACTGTTTCATAATTGAGACCATAACGCTCCGCAGCATCCCGCAGGCTTGCACCTAAAAGGTAGGCATCGCGGATTGCCTGCCACGTCTCGGTTTCAATGCGTCTAGCTGTTATCATGTGATTATGAGCGCATAAAAAAGCCCCGACCGAGCAAAAAGCAAGGCCGGGGCCGATGGACCGAGGGAGGCTAGAGTTCGACCACGCTCCCAATCATCCACAAGGGAGAATGCCGGGAGCGGGTGGCGTGGATGGAGTACATACATGGCGTGCAACGCACGACCACCGCAGACCCCAGACGAGCGCGGCACCTGCGCGCCTCCTCCTGGATCACCTCCCGGAGGGCAGCGCGAGCCGCCCCCAGGGTGGAAAACCGATCCGCACTTAATAAATGACCGCTAAATTTGAGAGCGTACATATGGGTTTATTTGTCCGGCCAGTCTGGAAATTTAGACGTGCTACCTTTAAGCTCCGACGGCGCAGGCGGCTCGTTTGTCCACCTCCCCTTTTTATCGCGCCTCCAGCTGCCCCAGCGATCCGCGCCGGACTTCGGCTGCTTTGCCCCCTTGCTTGTCCACGGCTCGCCCACCTCATCCCCAAACGCCGTACTTGCCTTGCTACTAAGCGCAGCATACGCAGCCCACGGTTCGACCTCGCGTGTCTCCCACTGCCCAGACTCAGTGAGGCTGTGCCAAACATAGGGGGCGACCTCATACGGACGCGGCGTAGACTCCTGGACAATGCCCCGCAGAAGCTCAGGCGTGCTGGCAAAAGCCCAAGCATCGAGCGATGGCACCCTTGCGACGTAGAGCGGAGCACGCGAGTCACGGAGAGCGAAAAACCGCCCCTCAGGATCAGTACCGAGGATTGCAAGGTACCCGGAAAGCTCCGAGTGGAGCTTGTCAGGCCCGCCGCTTTTGGCAAGGCTCTCGACGATATGCATGGAGTCACAAGACCGCCGAGCTTTACCAGACGACTCGACAACCCCATTATGCACGAGCGTCCAATCCTCAAAAGCGTGAGGGTGAGCATTAACGGCACCACGGGCGCACGTTGCCGTCCGAGCGTGAGCAATGAGCGCAGGCCCAGGGCCGGACCAGGCCCCCGCAACGATGCAATCAGCAGACACCTGGACGCCCCCGAGCGACTCGCGGATGGCTGGCCACTCATTCGGACCTGGCCACTGTGCCGGACTGTCCCAGCGCTCCGAGAACGAGCCGAGCGCATACCCCCAGCCGTCCCGCTGCGTTGAGGTGAGTTGAGCGTGAGCGCGGGTAATGAGAGCGCAAAGCGCGGACTCGGACAGTTTGCTAGTATTGGTAAGGCCAAAGATTTTACACATAATGATTTAGATTTAGAAGGTTGATTGATAGGAGATTAAACGTCTGCGCCCGATGCGTCAGGCAAGGGGGCCATGTCAGGCAAGGCGGAAGGGTGGAACTTGCGGAGGCGACCGAGCAACCACCATTTAAGGGAGGGCTCCATCGTCGAAGCCATGATCCAGTCCGCCGCCTCTGTGGCCGTGCCGATTTCCGCGAGAGCCGCGACCGCGCCCTTATCAATCGGAGCACGGAGGAAATACAGGCAGGCCATTGCCCAAAGCCTCCACTTGTCCGGGTTGAGGGACGCCGCGCCCAGGCGGATTTCAAGTGTGCGATGCTCGCCCAGGCTGCACACGTTGACCGCCCGGTACCTGTCGGACATGTGCCAATCCGCGCCGATCAACTGGCAATAGCTATTGCCGACGCGAGACGCCGGGACGCACCAGCGCAACACGCGCTCCACGCCGGGGACGACCACCGAGTTAATCCTCTTTTTAAGGCTCGCCGGAACAGCGCCCCCAGTGTAGAGGTCCCGAGCATCGAGGTGAACGTGACCTCCAAAAGATCTAGTCAGACGCGCCCCGAACGAGCGCAGCGCAGCGCAGACGCGGTAAAGCGGGCGCAGGTCATCCCACCTACAAACAACCGGGATTTCCAATCCGTCATGCTCCGCGTGGACGCCCCCGGCCATGATGGGCCAAGCGTGGTTACGGACCGCTTGCGACGGCTCAAGCTTGCATTCGATCTCAAATGAGACGAGCCGCCCGGGCTGATCTTTTTTTGACCTCTCCAGCACCTGGAGGGGGCCGTACTTTTTGATCCTGTCGCGCAGGGGGACCAAAAGCGGATCCTGCCGCTCCTTGATGTACCTCCGCTGCCGTTGCAGCATATTTACGAGGTACGAGCCAGTAGAGCAATGCCCCGAAAAGCTGCAAGTATAGCCCAGGAGGGCAGAGACGTAGCCACGCGCATAGTCTCGAGGATGCATGCCATGCCGGAGGAGTGAGCGGCCCGCACGGGTGGCCAGAGGAACGCGGGCTATCTTTTCGGCAGCCTCGAGGCGGGAGGCGGTACTCATGTTTGCTAAGGTGTCAAACTTCATATTCTAGGTGTTCTATTTGTTTTTGTTCGTTGTCGGTGGCTCACGCGAGAGCCAAAAGGAGGAGCAGCGAGGCAAGGAGTACCCCGCCAAGGAAAAGGCGGAAAAGTTCACGGGCGACCAAGGCCCAAAGCTGGCCCGTGGTCAGAGAGTCTAGTTTGCGGCGGCGGGTCATGGCTGATCCTCCTCGGCATCTTCGCGGCACTCCATCAAGCGATCGTAAACTGTGGCCAACGCCACGTACGCCTCATCAAGCCACGCGCAGGCGGAGTTTTTTGGCCCGCAAATCATCTCCTCATCGCTAGCTCCTCGGTCCTCAAGCGCGACGATGCAAAGCAGGTTAACACCGTCAAAAAGCAGACGACTGTGTCCCCCGTTGCGAGCGTACATTCGGCCCGTGTCAAAGGGTAGGCCAGACCGAAAAGCATTCAGAAGCTCATGCTCGGTAAGCTCGTAGAAGTCGAACGGCGACCGCTTAGCGCGGGGCACGTCACATTCGGGGAATCGGTAAATGTTCATCGTGGTCAGAGAGTCTAGTTTGCGGCGGCGGGTCATATGGTTTTGGTTTTTGCTGTGGACCTCCATAATGAGCAGGCCGCGCCCCTTGTCAATGACAAATTTAAAAATAATTTTCGGACACCCTAAAAGGAGACAACCAGCACCAGCAGCACCGCCAGCACCAGCACCAGCACCAGCACCAGCACCAGCACCAGCACCAGCACCGCTGCCCCTCATTACATACCCACCCGGCTTGCCTCCAGCCCCCTAGCGTCAAACGCCGATTTGCGACCTACCCCACCGACCGACAGCCCCCTCCGCCCTCCGCCGCGCCCACGGGGTAACCCAGGGCAACCGCGAAGCCAAAAAGCACGATAGGCTCTCTGAAACCAACGATGGGCTCTCTGAAACCAACGAGAAGCACTCTGAAATCGACAGAAACAGGCCTTCCGCGCATCCAAGGGTATCCCCGAGAGTCTCCATGGCCAAATAGGGGTCCAAAGGCGGGGAAAAATGACAAATAAACCACCTACAATGTCATCAACGAATAAACATCCCCTCCGCCGTGGGATGGCCAAAACGCCCCGAGAGGCTGGAACCCCCCTATATTCTTCTTTTTTATTCTGTGGGAATATTATTCGTTGTTATTAAAGAAAGAAAACGCTTCGCGGGGTTCTTGGAAGCCCTCGCAACCTCTTTTCTCCTGCGTACGGCTTCAATTTATCAACTACTTTTAACTCCCATTAACCCCCCATTTCCAAACTCAATTTGCTGTTGGAATGTAAAAATCTCATTTTTTGCTCTGACTTTTTTTTACGTTCATAACTCCCATATCATCGTTGACAGACGTTCAAAATTTGCTACTTTTAACTCCTATGCCACGAAAAAAGCTCCCCAATCCCTCCGCTAAAACGCTCTATATGCGCCAGTACCGGGAGAGTAAACTGACCGAAGCCCAGCGCATCGAAAAAGAGTCCCGAGAACGTGTTCGAGCCTACCGAAACAACCCACAGAAGAAGCATGTCTTCCAGGCTCTCTACAACGAACGCCGTCGAGAAATCTACCGCGCACGCCAAGTCTTGGAAGCTGGGCATCCCTTGAGCTTCCGAGGCTCTCCTATTATCACAGTTGAGGACGCCCTCTACATCCTCCGTGACAAGGGTACTAGGGATCTCATCGCCCACGACCCCAAGAAGAAACCCCCGAGGCACAAAGGACGCCCAAGGCTTCACCTCTTGGATACCCAGGCGAAGGTCAACGACAAGCTCCGCCAGATGGTCTTGGCACAAGGACTTACCCCTGCCTCCCCGCAACTTCTCCCTGACGACCCGAACAAGGAGGTGTTTACCCCTGCTCGCTGCGTGAAGATCTTGGAAACCGAGGAACAGCGCAAGGCCCGTGAAGAACGGAACGCAAAGGATCGGGAGGACTACGCAAGGAAGGACAAGAAGAGTTCTGCGGATACCTCTTTCAAACTCCCTGCTGCCACGGCTCCTGTTCTCTCCGCCACTCCAAAAACCGAGTCAGACCTTATCATGGAGAGGCTTACCCGCAGTCTCATATCCCAGGGAAAAATGGCTCCTCCACCATCACCCAAAATCACCGAGGACACCCCCGACGAATCCATGTTTGGTGGAAAGACCTTCACTTTTGCTTGATTCCCATGAAAGAAGTAACCCCGTATAAGCGCACCGACAGCGTAGTTGGCCTCGATGACGAAGGAACCCTTGTTATCGTGCCTGAAAACGTCTCCGATATTTTCAAGTTCGACAACACCCCAGAGTTGGCGTGGGCTTTCCAGAACAGACGTTGGTTCTTTTGGAAACGAAAAGGACCAGGAGGCCAACACTTGATGGGTTTCCTGCGTGAGCCTAGAGCGAGACAGTCTCCCGTAGTCCGTATCGAACAAATTTATCTTGGTCCTCTCCCTTGGACGAAGAAAATCGTCTTCAAGAATGGAGACACCAAGGACTATCGGAAAGAAAACGTGGAACTGGTGCCTCGAAAAACACCAAAAACTTCCTGGTAAACAAAATTCTTCTTGCCAACCGTCAACCCCTAATCTAAATCACAGAACCCACATGCACACCAACATGAAAATCGTCATCAACACCTGTCACGGAGGTTTCGGACTTTCCGTTGCCGCCATCGAACGCATCGCTGAACTCCAGGGGCGTCCTTGCTTTTGGTTCCGGGACTCCACCGCTGGATTGTCCCCGGTCCAGCACCCTAAGGAGGAATTTCTTGCCTGCGCCTACGATGTTCCCAACCCCGAGGAGATCTGGCCCCACCACGAAAAGCCTTGGAACAGTCTGACGAAGCGGCAGAAGGACGAGTACAGCAGATTCTATCAGAAGCACAGAATCAGCGACTACGAGCAAGACCGCACCAACCCTCTGCTTGTCCAGGTTGTCGAGGAGCTTGGCGAGAAAGCCAGCGGACTCCTTGCTCGGCTCAAGGTGATTGAGATCCCTGATGACGTGGATTGGGAGATTGACGACTACGACGGACGTGAGTCTGTCCATGAGAAACACCGCTCCTGGTCTTAACATCCCCCACATCAGGCACTAACACGCACAACGACCGATACATGCACACCAACATCCTCCGACCCCACGAAATCCAGCAGCTCATCGACAAGCTGGAACAGCAAGCCCTCAAGCTGGAAACCGAAGCCGTTGCCAAGAAGCACGTCAACCACCATGCCTCTCAGAACGAAGCCTTGGCAGCCTCGCAGGCGGCAGCTGTCACCCGCAACCAGATCCAGGAACTCGCAGCCCTTCTTCATCAGTGAAACGCCGCCGCACCAACAAGATGACCACCGCCGAGCTTTTGGCAGCGGGACATACTGAACTCGCTCTTCACCTGCGCCAACGGCTTCAGCAGTCCCTTGAGAGCCGGAAAGCAGGCATCCGTCTGTGGAGAGCCAAGAAGCACATCAAACCCGAAAACCGATTCATCACACCATGAAAACCTTTGAATCATGCAACCGCGTTTGGCTGACGATGCCGGAGGGTGGGGAGATGCCCGCAGGTCTTTCTACCTTCGTGCGTATTCTGACCCAAGGAGAGAAGGAACGGAGCTATGGGTATAACGATGTCAAGTGCAGTGCGAAGAGTGTTTTGTGGGGCTGTTCCTGGGCAGGCTGGTATCCAGTCCACGCAGACGGCACCGACGATCACGAAACGGCCAAACGCTTTGCCACCGGGCCTCGCTTCACCCCACGCCCTCCCCGCCCACGCATCATCCGCCGCCGATTCAGACTCTCCACCCGATGATCCGAGTGTACCGCAATCTCCGCAGAAACTGTCTTTCCGTGCTACACCGCACGGAAAGAGGCTGGCGTTTGTGGAAGCACGTTGACATAATCAACTTGGAGAACGTCCGGTTCACGGTCAGCTTGGCCGGACGGGAAAGAGTCCTGCGTGAACGACGCAAGAACGTCCACGCTTTTGTCGAAGGCGACCTTTCCACCGCCGAGGTCCCAGGCTCAAACCCCCGGCTGGTGAATTATGACCCATATATTTTTGACTTTTTCTTTGACAAGGATACCAAACAGCCCGTTAGAGAAGCCTCACACGCTTCCGTCAGACCAGAAGGCATCCTGGCGGTAAACACAAAGTAAATACACACCCATGAACCTCTACCTCATCTCCCAGACCGAGAACAATCACTACGACACCTATGGCTCCGCCGTGGTCTGCGCTCCCGATGTCGAAGCCGCCCGCAACATCATTCCTGGAGGAGGCGGATGGAGCGATACTTGGTCCGACTGGGCCTCCTGCCCCGAGAACGTCAATGTCAAGTACCTCGGCGAAGCCCACCACGAAATTGAGCCGGGGGTCGTACTGGCCTCCTACAACGCTGGATAACCTATGAAATATCTCCCTCTCTTTTTCTACTTTCTGCTCCCGCTGTCCTGTGTTGTCTCCGCCGCCTACATGGTGATGCACGGGATCTCCGCCTGGACGTGGGTTTGGTTCCTCCTTCTCGCTCTCATCTCCACACCCAGTAAACTCGAAGTCAAATAAGCATGGAAACCTGCCACCAGACGCACCAGACCTTCCGCCAGAAAAAAGGCAACGAATATGTTGACTTTGGTGATGCCGTCACCGACAGCACCCACGCACCAGGACGGGGAATCATCCCCCTCAATGACACCTCAGCCATCATTGGAACCCGCGTATCCCGCTGGTCCGACGTTCTCAGAATCCTCACACCCTACAAACCATGAACAACGCACACGAATACACCAACGAGCAGCTTCAGGCCGCCATTGATGCGGCTTTTCCATCTGGGGCTCTTGCGGATTGCGGCGTTGGACTCGATAATTTTCCAAATCAAAGCTGCTGGGAAGACGAAGCCCCCAACCGCCTCGCCATCGCCCGCGCCTTCCTGGCCGCCCTGCCGCAGCCGGAGGCCATGACAGCTGATGAAGGAGCGACAGCGACTTCCGACCCCTACGCCCGGCTGAAGGCATACAACGAGGCCGGGGCGAGGATTAGATGTGGGCTTAAAGGGTATTTAATTGATGTTGGGTGGTCTACGTGTTCAGCTTGGCAGTGGTCCGATTCCGTTGACAAATATGAAGTCCACCCCGACGACCTGCATCTCTGCCCTGAGTATGCGCCGAAGGCCACCAATACCGACCTCGAAATGGCCCTTGGTGGTCAGATGTATTGGCGCGACCTTGCCCTTCAGCTTGCCGATGTCTGGTGGAAGTGCTACGGCATTGGAGCGTCTCTTCAGCACGGGGATTTGAACAAGGATGTCTCATTCTCCATCGTTTGCGAAAAGCATGGAGGGCGCGTATTTCATGCCGACACACCGCACAACGCATGGCTGAAGGCTGAAGAATGGCTCATGTCACCAGACAGAGGGGCCAATGAAAGCCCCGCCCTGCCGAAGGCTGCCGAGGCCAGCGCAGAGCCGCCGAAGGCCAGCGCCGACGACGGCCCGCCCTGGATTCCGCACGGCGGCGGACTTTGCCCGCTGAAGACTGAGGAGGTGGAGGAGTGGGAATACAGGCTGCGCAACGACGGAGTCATGAAAACAAAAGACCTTCCCATCCGTCTGGCTATCTATTGGCAGCACGACAATCACCCTCATGACATCATCGCCTACCGCGTCATCAAGTGGAAGCCCGGCCACGGCCCGCAGGCGGCCAGCAAAGCCGACGAGCCAGCCCCAGCGGAGACGAAGCAGCCCGATTACACAATCACAGCAACTCCAGGAGTCACGGTGCATGTGCCTGCCGGGCAGACGGCAAAGTTCAAGCCTGACGGGTGGAATCAGGAGGCCAAGCAGCTTCTTGATGCAGCCTTCCAGCCACCCCAGCCCTGGACGCCCCGCCCCGGCGACGTGGTGAGGCTCAAGTCTGGAGGGCCGGAGATGACGGTGAGCGCCATTGGCAGAGATCAGGAGACGGGCGGCCAGTTTTTTGTTCTCGTTTGGATGTCCCAGGACGGCTTCTATCACACCTGTAACGCGAACTTCCTGAGCCTCACCCCAACTCAACCCGCTGCCTGACCTATGACCCCCAAACCCATCTCCCGTCAACGCCTCTGGCAGATCCAGAAACGCAAGGAAGGCAAGTGTGTCACCTGCGCCAAGCCCGCCAACGGCCTCAGCCAATGTGATGAATGCGCCAAGCGCAATGGCGTTCGCCAACGACACGCAGAACGCAAGGCCCTTTGGGAAGTCGTGGACTGGACACGCACCACCAACGAACTCACCAAGGAGTTTGGTATCACGCCATCCGCAGTCAGTTACCGCCGCAAGCAGTTTGGCATCCAGTCCACAGGACGCGGTAGGCCGAGGAAACAGAAACCAACAACACCTACACCATGACCCTCGCAGAATTTGACCACATCAACCAGCTCGTCGATGACAGACGCGATATGCTGGAAGCCATCAACAGCCCATCCAAGATTGGCTTTGAGGATTCCGACGCTGAAGTATTCCCGGAAGTCGAAAACCTTTTAAAGGGAACCCTTGACAGCTACAAGGAGCAGAGGAAGCTGCTCCTTCAGATCGAGGTTGACAAAATCGAGAACACCCTCAAAGAAAAATACAACTTGGATTTGACAGTCAATCCGGAAGCCAGTAACTAAGCAGCACCATGAAAGACGACACCATCAAAGCCTGCGCTGGCTTGACCCTCATTGGTCTTGGATGCCTCGCAGTTCTTGCCAAGTTTACCCTCGTCATCGGCGCGATCTACGCCGCCGTCCACTTCATCTCGAAATACTGGTAACACCATGCCCTCCAAAAAGAACCCCAATCTGTCCGTCGGTCGCGGCGAGAAGCTCCCTGTCTCGAAAGGAGCCGGGCTCACCGCCAAGGGCCGCGCCAAGTACAACGCCGCCACTGGAAGCAACCTCAAGGCTCCCGCGCCTCACCCCAAGACCGAGGCTGACAAGGCCAGGAAAAAAAGTTTCTGCGCCCGCAGTCAGTCTTGGACTGGCGAACGCGGAAAAGCCGCACGCAAGCGCTGGGCCTGCTGAACAATCAACCCTTACGGCTCCATGAAACCACCATACCTCCGCCCCATCCTCCTCGCCCTCCTCTGCCAAGCCTTCGGTTTCGGCCTCGTCGCCTGCAAGACCGCCGCCGAGAACGAGCGACTTGCCCGCCTGGGCAATCTCGCCATCACCTACGCCGAACGGCGCGGGGCCATCTCGCCAGCCGATGCTGCCGACCTTCGTTCAGCGGGCGTCGTCGTCCTCAAGCCGATTGAGGTGACGGCCAGCAAGTGAACCTTTTCCTGCCGTGCCTGTGCTGGCCGACCATCAATCTCCACGATCCTTGGCGTTGAGTCATGGGAGAATGGACAGCGCGAAAGAGCACTAGGCTCACCGTGCCACCCTGGTGAAAACGGGCTTTCGCGGCGGCAGGAATTCAATTTGAGCCTTGCTCAAACGAGGGCGACATAGAGGCGATTATCCTCGCAAAACACACGCCGAAAAGGGGGGTGACTCACCTAGCACAAAGACGAGTTCGTCCGCGCATTGAGGACGTTAATCCGCAGTGTATTGGTTCCTGAAGAATAGGAAACGCTTGGCGGTGGCAGTGGTTCAACCGTCTAGTGACAGCCCTTCACGAAAGCTCGGCCAGAGTATGGGCAATGAATTTCTACGGACTGGCTTTTCGATGCTGGCAAGCCAGGGGGTGAAACAATCCCAGAACCAGCCACACTTGTTCTCCGAGTCGGTTCCAAGGTGCTGACCTTTTTGACTCCTGTTCTCCCCAGGAGTGGAACCGCAAAAGGTGGCCGGGAGAAATATATCACAAAATACATTGACAGCTTTTCCCAACAAGGTATCTACACAACACATGACACCCACAAAATCCAAGAAAGGAGGAGCTAGATTCTCCTCCACCGAATCCAGAGTCGCCAAAGTCATCCGCGTTCGTCGCATCATGGATCTTGGCTATAACTCTGACACCGCCTGCAAACGCGCAGGCACCTCGCTCGTCAACGTCCGCAAATGGGCGAAGGAGCTTGGCATCAAATTCAACTACTGAACCACAGATGAAAACATACACCCTCGAAGAACTGAAGGCGGCCCAGGCCAAGGGCTGCCGGATTGAATACGCCTCGCATGATTGGTATGAGATCGAGCCGTCCAGGCTGGAAGCCTTTTATCTGACCGATCCGGCACGACCTTTCCGCATCCATCCCGCCGACGAGTGGAAGGCCAGATTGCCTCAGCTCAAGGAGGGCGCGGAGTGGGCGTGTGATGGTTACGGCATGCCGCAAGGCATCCGTCCCCTTATTGTTGGCGAAATGCCCGCAGGAATTGCCTGCGCTAAAGGTGACCTTGGCTCTACTGGCCGCCCCGTCCCTCCCGAGTTTCTTCACGAAAGCGAACTTGCCAAGCAGCCCGAGGGCGCGTCACAGCCTCCATGCGATTGCATCGAGAAGTGTGGCAAGTTTTGGATTCAACGGTGCTCTTGTCACAACTCGGGCGACCTTGCCAACGCAGAAGCGTGGTGCCAAGAGCAGAATCGGTATCCCGAGGCCGCGCAGGCTCCCGACTTCGGCGAGCCGTGGGAAACTGTCGCATCTGGTTCAATTAATACTTCGGGAGATCTCGATGGGGTGATTGAAATACTTTCAAATAAACGCGTCGTCGCACGGTTTTACGCGCCGGATGACAAAAACGAAGCCGACTTCAGCCGCATCATCGCCTGCGTCAACGCCCTTCGAGGCGTCCCCGACCCCGCCGAGTTTGTGCGGCAGGCGAGGGAGAACGCGGAAATTCTCAAAAGACTAGGACACCACTAATCTCCCATGAACACACCACAAACAGACACGCCGGAGACGGAAATGACGTTGCAAGAGCAGCTTATTGCCGCCCATCGCAGGATCGGCATTGAGCACACGGAAATGCAGGTTCAACGTGACCGCGCCATCGCCGCCGAGGCCAGGGTGAAGAAGGCAGAATTAGAGCGGTCTATTTGCGAAGACAACGCCTTTGCCTTGCAGTCCAGGGTGAAGGAGTTGGAGGCACAAAAATGGCAGGACATCAAGGTGACAAAAGGCGGAGAAACTTATCCCCTTGGAACTTTGCTTCCTATGCTTGAGTCTGAAATCGCCCAAGCCTGCGCCGCCCTCCGCCTGCGCCCCATTACCGAGGCCGGGCCTGTGCCGGAGGGGATGCTTCGCATTTTTGTTCGCTGGTCATCTGACGGTTACGTCATCAACCCCATTCAAAAGTCCACCCACTTCATCGACATTTACCCACCACAATAATGACCACCATCGAACAAATCAAAACCGCACTTCAAACCCACATCGCGGAGGCCGAGGCGGCGACTGCTGGGCCTTGGCACACGCACGAAATGAAGTCCATTTATATTGGGAATGGATCGCCAGGTTCTTTGTGGGAAATTGTGTATTCCACAGAGGATCTAGAAGGCTTGTTAGAATACATCCAGAAACAAATAAGAAAGAACGCCGCCTTCATCGCCCACGCCCGCGCCATGTCACCCGCCGCGTGCAAGTGCCTGCTGCTGGCGATTGAGTGGTTGGAGGAGGAGGCCAAATCTACAACGCTTGTTCAACATGGGGAAGATTCTGACAATCAGCCTTATATATCTAGCTTTCCAACAAGTGAAGCATCACAAGCCAAACGCCGACTCCAATCCATCCGCCAGGAATGGCACAACCTGACCACGAAATAATGCACGACGAAATCACAACCACCATCCGGGAAATCCGATCCCTGGAAGCCACCATCAAAAAGGCAATCAGAATGAAGGAAGCCCGATTCCTTAAACTCACCCACCATTGGAACGATCTAAAGCACAAGCACGGGTTGACCTTGAAAAAAGCTGCCACGCTTTCCGGCGTCTCGCAGCACACTCTAGTCAACACCTTCTACGGCTCCCGCTGCCAGTATTTCAACGCCGACCGCTGGACGCACTTCTTCAACAAACTTTTTTCGCACATTGGTAAAAAACAGCTTGCCACTGTCGAAGACGAGGAGTAGAAACCCAATACCTATGACTGTATACCCTGATGCCCCCGCCTTTCCAGCAACGGAAGACCACTACTTTTCCGGCATGACTTTGAGAACCTACGCAGCTATCGAGGCCATGAAAGGGATGCTTGCCAACGCCGAACTTGGTAAAAATCTTTGTGACGACGACTTGGCAAAACAAGCAATTTCCCAAGCCGACACGCTTATGCATTATTTGGAGGAAGAGGGTCGATGAAAGTCCGTAAATCCAATCAAGCAGGCAAAGGCGACCAGCTCCGCAAAGGCGCGAATCTCGAAGCCTATTGGAACAACTACGACAACATCTTCCCCCGCAAATGCAAACCAACGACGCAGACGTGCTGCGCGAAGCCCTCGCCCTCCTCACCCGATGCAGGGACAGCGCGGGCCGAATGACGCTCGACCTCTACAACGACATCCAAGAATTTCTCCACACAAACCAAACCTACAATACACATGAACACGACCACACCATCCTCCATCCTGACCAACACCGCTCATCCGAGAATGTCTCAGAAGTACGGCTTCATCCCGACTCATGAGATCGTCCGTTCCTTCAACGAGGACGGCTGGAAGCTGACTTCCGCAAACGAGGTCAAAGTCCGCAAGCCTGAGAGGGCTGGATTCCAGAAGCACCTTCTGCGCTTCACCCATGAGTCCCAGCTTGCCCTCCCTGGCGAGCGCATCGAGACGCTGTTCATCAACGCCCACGATGGGACGAGCAGCGTTCAGATTGGTTCGGGCATCTTTCGCTTTGCCTGTGCCAACGGGCTTGTGGTTGCCGACTCCACTCTTGCCGCCATCCGTCTGGGCCATCACAAGCTCTCGATGGACACCGTGCTTCACGCGGCTCACACGGTTCTCGCCCAGGCCGATAAGGTCCAGCAGACCATTGAGAACTGGAAGACCATCGACCTGACCGACGAGGAGTGCTACCACATCGCCCAGGCTGGCATCTCCCTTCGCTGGGGTGACAATCCTGAGCAGATCCCCGTGACCCCTGAACTGGTGGTTCAACCACGCCGCATGGCGGACCTCCGCAACAACCTCTGGAACGTCTTCAACCGCGTCCAGGAGAACGTGATCCGTGGGGGTCAGGTGGATTACCGCCGCCGCAACTCCCGCAACCAGTTCTTCCGCGCCCCTCGCTCCGTCAAAGCTCTCTCCGAAGACGTTCGCATCAATCGCGGACTCTGGGAAATCGCCAGCGACATTGCCCTCCACGCCTGATCCCATGCTCCTCCTTGCTGAAGCCCCTCTCTCCTGGCCTGATGTGGCCTTTTACGCCGTCATCAACGTCCCGGTTGCCATCATCGCCTGGAAAGTATTCTCCCGCCCATGACCCCCACCCCCCTAATCTCCCGCGCCGAGGCATCCGCCAAAGGCCACCGTTACCGTGTGACCACTCCCGATAAACCTGATTCTGCTTTCATTCAACGAGTCTGCGCCGACATGGCGCGGATTCCTGGGACGGAGTGGAGTCTGGTTGACACTGGCGGAGGCTTGGTCGAAGTCTGGCGCATCCCTCTGGTATTCCCAGAGGGCGGGATTGATGAGTAACAACTAAACACCTACACGAACATGACACCTGAATTTCAAGAGTTTCCCAAGATGGCCCGGTTTTCTCGGGAGTGTATCATCACCGAAAAGATCGACGGCACCAACGCACAAATCCTGATTACCGACGACGGCGACCTGTTCGTTGGCTCGCGCACACGCTGGATCACTCCGCAAAACGACAACCACGGGTTCGCCGCATGGGTCGAAGCGCACAAGGAGGAAGTGCTGAAGCTTGGTCCTGGCCGTCATTTTGGCGAATGGTGGGGTTCCGGAATTCAACGCGGCTACGGACTGGAAAAAGGAGAGAAGCGCCTGAGCCTGTTCAATGTCTCTCGTTGGTGCCTTCACGGCCAGGAGCCGCAGCAAATCCCAACGGCAGACCCCCGCATTGTCAAAATGCAGGACGTTCTGCCCGAGTGCATCGGACTTGTCCCAGTCTTGGGGCGCGTCAATTTCGACGAGGTTAACCGAGCCGTTAACTTGTGGATTACAACACTCCAAGAGCACGGCTCTTATGCTTCTCCCGGATTTCTGAAGCCGGAAGGCATCGTTGTTTTCCACGTCGCCGCCAACTATGGTTTCAAGAAAACTCTCGAAAAAGACAAAACCCCCAAATCTCTTCAATAAGCACATGAACATCACCTGCCCGCTCACCGCCCAGGAACTCCTGGACTACCTGAAGGAAGAACTTGCCAAGCTCGGCAACCACGCCACGGTGAACATCGGCTTTGACCGACACGCACAACGACCCTACACCCATATCCCTTCCGCAGACCGACCACCCCAAATCAACATTCCTATCAAAGACTGAAATGCCCACCGACTCCGAACGCCTTAAACCCCTCCTGGAACGAGGTATCCAGCGCACGCTTCCTGAGCAAGTGCAATACAGCTACCTCACGCTTCTCATGCACCTTGAGAGCCTCCTTGCCGAGGTCAACGAGATGCACAACGAAGATCCCCAGGACGAGGACATGGCTCACATCCTGTCACGCCTGACCAACATGGTCAGCAAGAACGTCCGCCTGAAACAGAAACTCCACTACGGAACACCTCATTGAAAACAGACAACTTCGCCCTCCAGCTTGCCGTTGAGCAACTCAAGGACTCCGACACCAGCTTCCTGCTGCTGGTCAAGAACTCTGAAACACGGCAGTTCCATATTGAGTCCGCCGTCGAAAGCCCGGAGGAACTCAAGTGGATGGTCTCCCAACTCCTTGAGGAGTATGGAAAAATCCTGCCCTCCTTCGAGGGTGGCTATGACGCCCAGGAACACGAAGAATCCGAAGACGAATGAACCTGCTTGCCATCGACCCAGGAGCCAAAGGAGGTATTGCCTACGGCAATACGTCGGCTACCAAAGACCCGGCTCTGCACGCCATGCCGGAAACCGTGCATGACCTTGCCGAACTGATCCGCGACTCCGAGGTTGAGCACGCATTCGTTGAACTCGTTGGAGGCTACATCGGAGGAGCAGGCGCACCAGGGAGCGCAATGTTCAACTTCGGGGAGAACTACGGCAAGATTCAGGGAATCCTTGCAGCCCTCGGCATCCCCTTCACCTTGGTTCGCCCGCAGAAGTGGCAGCTTGCTCTTTCTCTTGGCAACTCCAAAGGCATGAAGAAGCATGAGTGGAAAGCCAAGCTGAAAGCCAAGGCCCAGCAGCTCTATCCAAAACAGAAAGTCACCCTTCAAACCGCCGATGCCCTCCTCATCTGGCACGCGGCGAAACACAAACACATCACGCCGTGAAGACTGTAACCGTTTGGGGTCACTCTCCTGGGATTATCATCCCCTCTCCACATCTTTCTTCCCCTTACCGCCTCCTTGCCCGAGGCGATCAAGTTCACATCTACGTCCAGACATCCACACCACATGAAAACAACCGTCGAACAAAGAAACTTCCTGCGAAAACTCCGCGAGGCGAAAAGCAGCCAGACTGAGATCCAGGAAACTTCCGTCATCCAGGTCAATGCCGCCACGGCCTACCTCGACAGTCTGCCCCGCCGCCGCAAGGGAGCCTTCCATCTCTTCCTCGGAACTCGCTACCTGAGCAAGATGAACCTGTCCAAGCCTGTGCTTCTTCTGACCTATGAAAATTGAACTCTGCGACCGCTACGGTTTTAGAAAACCCGACCTGAAAAACCCGATCCTGATTGACGACATCGAGCTTTCCAAGAACAAGCATGGTCAGCTTCTTGTCTCCTTCGCCACCAAGAACCACAAGTATCTTGACGTTCATTACGGCATGTCCTCATCGCATGTGAACAACGAATACTGCGACCACGGATCGGCACAGGGCTTTGAGATTTACACGCTGGAGCGGCACCGTCCCAAAGGAATGTACTTTGACTACCCTGAAGATTCCGTGACGCTCTACCTGATCCCCGAGAACAAGGAAGAGTGCGAGCAGCTCCGTGGACAGGCGTGCATCCTGCCAACCAAATGGGCCTACCAGATCTGCATCGTGACCTTCGAGGACTTCCATCCATGACCCCTCGCCCCTACCAGATTCCCGGAATCCAGAAGGCGGTTGCCGCGTTGCCGAGGTACGGAGCCTATCTGCTGGCTGATGAAACAGGGGTCGGGAAGACCGTGACCTCCCTCTTCATCGCCAAAGAACTCTCCTGGCCTATCGCCGTGGTCTGCCCAAAGGCTGTCATTCCGTCCTGGAAGAAGGCAGCCAGCCAGATTGGTGTCGAGGTGCTGTTCATTGAGAACATTGAGCGCATCCGCGCCAGGAAAGAATACTTGGTCAAGGAAGAGGTCAAAGGCAAACGGAAGCCTCAGTGGGTCTGGAAGCTGCCCAAAGCCTGCCTCCTGGTTGTAGATGAAGTTCACCGATTTTCGGCACCGGATTCCCAGGCTGGGGAGATTCTGAAAGCAGCCCCAAAGCCCATCCTCATGCTCTCGGCAACGTGCGCCGACTCGCCCTTGAAACTCCGCGCCATTGGCCACCACCTTGGCCTAGCCCATTGGGACGACTGGTACTCCTGGTGCTTCAAGAACGGGTGCCGGAAAGCCTTCTTCGGAGGACTGGAGTTCAAGGATGTCCGCGTGCTGCCCAAGCTGCACAAGCAAATCTTCACTGAGAAGGGAAGCCGTGTCAGAAAGGCAGACCTGCCCAACGAGTTCCCCGAGGAAACCGTCGAGACTATCCTTGTCCCTGTTGAGAACGCCAAGGCTCTCAACCAGGAATACATGGACGCCCTGGAACTACTGGAATCCGAGGCACCCTCTGCCGCCGTGGCTCTTCTTCGCGCTCGTCAGAAGAGCGAACATCTCAAGGTTCCTGCGATGATCGAGATGACCGAGGACTTGCTGGAGGAGAACAACTCTGTCTGCCTGTTCATCCACTTCCGAGAATCCTTGGATCAGCTCGCCAAGAAATTCCCTGACGCCGCCTTGATCTACGGGGGCCAGAACCCCGAGGAACGTCAGCAGCACATCGATGCCTTCCAAGACAACGAGAAACGTCTTGTCATCGCCATGATCCAGGCTGGCGGCATCGGTATCAGCCTGCACGACCTGCATGGAAACCATCCACGGGTTTCCCTCATCAATCCCGGCTACTCGGCCATTGAACTCATCCAAGCCCTCGGACGCATCCCTAGAAACGGAGGAAGAACGCCTTGCGTCCAGAAGCTCTTGTTCGCGGAAGGAACAGTGGAGGAAAGCATCCAGGAAAAAGTCCAGAAGAAGATTGACAGAATCAACACCCTCAACGACGGAGACCTAGCACCTACGAACACATGAAACCCATTCACGTCTGGCAACTCGGATTCTTTGCTTTGGCCTGGAGCTGTTCCGACTTCTTCCGCGCTCTAGGCTTCTTTTTCCTCCTTCTCTTTTTTGAGTTCATCATCGACTGCTCCCGAACATGATGTCCTACCAAGACCGCACATTCTGCAAGGCCAGGGAATGCTCCAAGTTCCCGACATGCCCCCGAGCTCTCACCGATGAAGTCCAGGCACGGGCTGACAGGTGGTGGGGCAAGCCTGGAGCGCCCATCTCGTATTTTGCCGAACCCAAGAAACTTGAATGCTATGACCCTCGCACAGAAGAACGGAAATGACCGAGTTTATACGCCGCCAGAAATGGCACGCGCAATCGTAGCGCACTTCAAACCTTGTGGACAGCTTCTTGAACCCTGCTGTGGGCGTGGGGCTTTTTCCGATGCCCTGAGCTTCTATTCTCGAACCGGATATGTGTCGGTTTTTGAGATAGATGAAGGAATGGATTTCTTGACGGCCAAAATTCCTCGCCACGATTGGACAATCACCAACCCTCCCTGGTCTAAGCTCCGCGCCTTCCTCAAGAAGTCGATGGAGTGTTCCGACAACGTGGTGTTCCTCTGTCTGGTGAATGCCTTCTTTATGAAGGCCCGCCAGCAGGACATGAAAGACGAAGGCTTCGGCATGAAGGAGATTCTGTTCGTTCCAACACCTCCGAAGCCTTGGCCTCAAGCGGGATTCTCCCTCGGTGCCGTCCACATCCAGCGCGGCTACTCCGGCCCCGTCACACATTCTTGGCTATGACAGTCAAAGACATCCTCCAACCACTCCTCGAAAACTTCGAGCGAGAAGCCCGAGGCTACGCCAAGATGGCTCCGGTCAAAGACGGCGATAGACCGCACCAGATTACCAGTCTCCAGTTGACTTGCGGGAACATTGCTGGCAGTTACCGAGTCGCTGCCCACGAAGTTAAGAAGATCCTTAAAAAACACGGACACAGAACACTTTCACTATGAACCAACCCCACGCTGAACGCGCACACTCCAAACGTAGTCCTTCGGGACTCGGCAAATACGCCGTATGTCCTCACTTCAAGCAGGACGAAAGCCGCCCCATCCATCCAAACACGCTCGCTGGAACGGCTGTGCATGAAGCAATCGAGCGACGGGACACCCTTGGTCTTCCCGATGAGCTTCGACCCATGGCCAAGCTCGGCATCGACTATTGGGATACCATCCGCAAACGCGGCCCATGGAAGGAGCATGTCGAGATCAGCCTCATCATCCCTCTGGTTGACAACAAGAAAGGCCATGCCGATCTGGTGTTCATCTCCGAGGATGAAAAAGAAGGAATACTACTTGACTGGAAGGCAGGTGCCTCACTTCAGGCCGGAGCAGAAAATAACCTTCAGCAGAAGTGTTACGCTGCGGCCATCTTTGAGAAGTTTCCTAAGCTGGAGAAGCTGGAGGTTCACATCGTCTATGTCCGCCTCGGGGAAGCTGATGTCGCCACCTTCACCCGCGAAGATGTTCCTCGTATCCAGCTTGAGATCCTGGCCGTTGATCGTCGTGCTGAAGAAGCCGAGAAGTTTGAATCCGAGAACCCTCACACCAAGTTCTATCACCGTGCCGATCCTGCGGTCTGCACCTACTGCGTTAAGGCGGGCACCTGCCCCGAGCTTCATGCGCTGACTCTCCCCACCGCCCAAGCCTACGCCAAGGCCCGCCCTGAAGACCTCACCATCCCTGAAGCCTACGATCCTGCGCTCATCTCCGACCCAGATACGATGTCGAAGGCTTTGGTTGTCGCCGGAGTGATGGAACGCTGGTGTGACTCCGTGAAGCACTACGCCCTCCAGATGCGGATGGAACAAGGCATGGAGATTCCAGGAACCACGCTGGCGTCACGCAAAGGTCGTAGCACCATCTTGAATGCCCATGAGGCTTACAAGATTGCCGAGGCTCACGGACTCTCCCACGACGAGATCATGTCAGCCGTGGAAGTCTCCGCCACCAAGCTCAAGGATGCCATCGAGGACAAGGCTCCGCGAGGCAAGAAGAAGCTGGCGTCCACGGCCCTGGAAGACGAGCTGGTGGAAGCCGGAGTCCTCCAGGTTGGCAGCGAATCCTTCTATCTCCGCAAAACCAAGTAGATTTTGGTTGCGTGGCACTCTCAATGTGCTAAGCACCACAACCGCCACCGGACGGCATCCGGCATTGTTAACGAACCCACGAACTAACGTACATGGCTAAACTATCCCTGAAACCCAATAACGAAGGCGAAACCACGGCAATCGTCGAGGCTCCGCAGATGACCACCCACCAGCTCGCCGCGAAGATGGCTCCCCCATCCGACTTTGAAGGCGACTTCACCGCGAACGACGTGCGGATTCCCTACCTGGGCATCTGCCAGAAGAGCGGCAACCTGATGGACGACCATCCCGAATGGCTCGGTCACTTCATCTACGACAAGAGCGTTGACCTCGGCAAGACCGTCAACGTCATCTTCTTCAAGGTGAAGAAGTTCTTCGAGGAGTCTGTGCCTTATGGCTCCGACACCATTCCGCAGAAGTTCGACACCCTTGCCGAAGCCCGTGAGGCTGGCGTGGAGTTCAAGGACTGCGCGAATCTCGACGTGCTTGTGGAAGTCCCCTCCGACTTCGACGGTGCCGAGGAGATCGAAGGCAAGTTCTACACTCCGGCTCGCTACACCGTGCGCTCCACCGCCTACGGTGCAACGGTGAAGATCCTGATGAAGGACACCAGCTTCCGTCTGAAGGGCAACCTTCGGGGCGGTTGTTACCGCCTTGAAGTGGAGAAGAAGTCCAATGGTAGCAACTCTTGGTTCGCTCCGAAGCTGGTTGCCAATGGCTTCAGCTCTCAGGCGGTTCAGGACTACATCGCCAGCAAGTTCTAATCCCATGAAGACGATCACCGTATCCACCTCCAAGGGATTGCTGGAAGCAGAAGTCCTTAAAAACAACGCCAAGACCGTCATTGTTCGGCTGCCCGATGGAAACATCGTCAAAAGGCACAAGACCAAGCACGTCATTGGTTGAGTAACCAACAGCCCTGGCCCCGAGGCTTTGTATCGGGGCACCTTACACGAACATGCCCAACCACAAATCCAAATTCACGCTGACAATCGAAGCCCTTCAGGTGGGGGAATCCACGGAAATCAGCTATGAGATTCCCGTTCCCAACAACGTCCTCCACCCTCGCATCACCCGCCTCCGTCAGTCTCTTGGACGCGGCTTCGAGTGCCTGCGGCTTTCCCCAACCAAATTCCTTGTGAGGAGGACGGCATGAAACCTATCGCAGTTGACTTTGAAACATCCTGGACAAAGGATCGCAGCATCGGGACGCACGGGACGTTCAACTACCTGAGCCACCCCGAAACGAAGATCTTTATGGTCGCCTTCTACGGAGATGGCGTTTCCTACGTTGGCGAGCCAGAAGATGCCCCCTGGGACGAGGTTCGTGGCAACCTTGTCATTGCCCACAACTATACCTTTGAACACGCCGTCTTCCGGGAATGCGAACGCCGAGGAGTCATCAAGGAGCCGCTCAATGAAACGGGATTCTGCACCGCCGACATGAGTGCTTATCTCCAGGCTCCCAGAAACCTTCTTGGAGCTGCCAGAGAACTCCTTGGAGTTTCTCTCGACAAGACCACCCGTGACAAGTTCAAGGGAAAGGACTTCGACACACTGCCCATCGACATTCAGCTGGAGATTTCCAACTACGCTCTGATGGACGCCAAAGCCTGCTTTCATCTCTACAAGCGTTACCACCACCTCTGGCCTGAACATGAGCAGAAGCTGGCCGATCACACACGCATCATGGGGAGGCGTGGAATCAATCTGGACATCGAGCGTCTGGAACAGGGAATCCGTCACTACAAGGAAGTTCTCTGGGGACTGGAGAAGCTCATCCCTTGGTCGGGAGAAGAGAAGCTGCTTTCTCCGATTGCCCTCAAGAACGCCTGTCGCAAAGCAGGCATCCCAGCTCCTGAATCCACAGCCAAGAATGACGAGTCCTTTCAGGTCTGGGCTGACGAGTATTCCAGCAAGGTTCCGTTTGTTGCCGCAGTCAGCAAGTATCGTTCCGTGAACCGCAGCTTGGAAGTGCTAGAAGCCATGAAGATCCGTCTTGTGGGGGAACGGATGCAGTATGGCATGAAATACTGTGGAGCCATCCCCACCTTCCGATGGGCGGGAGACTCGGGACTCAATATGCAAAACCTCCCTCGTAATGAAGTGGAAGGCGTCAACATCCGTCACATGCTGGTTCCTGCCCCAGGCAAGAAGTTCATCTCTGCTGACATGAGCCAGATCGAACCGCGAGTCAGCCTTTACCTCACTGGGGACAAATATCAGTTGGAGCAGATCCGCAATGGTATGTGTGTCTATGAGGCGCACGGACGACAAACGCTTGGTTACGATCTGCCTATTTCCATGAAGGAGGCAGCAAAGACGGATGAGAAATACAATGATTTGAGGCAATTCTGCAAAGCAAGATGCCTCTCCGCCGATACCTTGATCTTGACTTCGAGAGGATATCTACCCATAGTGCAGGTTCAATCTACGGACAGTCTATGGGATGGCCTTGAGTGGGTTTCCCATGACGGCGTAGTGTGCAACGGAGAACAAGAAACCGAGCTATTCTATGGAGATCAATACACCCACGACCATGAACTCTTCATCAACAACCAGGAGTGCATATCCGCCAGACGGGCGATCACGGGAGAATCATCACGGGTGGAGAGGTTTCGAGCTTCAGCATCCTCCTGGAACGATGTTTGGTTTCTGGCAAGTTACCTCCTCCAAAGCTATTCGCAGCGAAAAAGGGGTCTTGAAGATCCAGTGTCGATGCACTCGCTGCAACGGCCCCGAGGAGGCCGTGGATCTTCGGAATCTGGAAAAGGGTTTTTCCGAAAGCTGTTTTCCGTGTTCCGTTCAACTCCGAGCAGCAAAGAGAAACTTGAAGAAGTGGGGTAAGGAGACGTTAACCCCGGAGGAGAAGATTCTCCAGGAGAGATGGAATGCCATATGGCACCGATGTCAAAACCCAGAAAGCAAGCAATACAAGAACTATGGGGAGCGAGGTATTCGGCTGTCTGAAGAGTTTCAAAATGATGTGGTTTTTGTGAGGTATGTTCAGGAACTTCCTGACTACCCGGCCACGTTGACCAAGAAAACAACACTTGATAGAATTGACGTTAACAAGGGATATGAAAGAGGAAACATTCGATTTTCAGGGCAAAAGGAGCAGATGCGAAACCTTCGCACAACGGAGTATTTGGAGTATCAAGGCAAGAGCTATGATGCTCGCACGTTCTGTGAACTCTTTCTTTCTCGGTATCGTCCGACGACCGTTGCTCGTCTTGCTGCAAAAGGAGTTGGAGTGGAAGAGATCATGCGTCGGGATAAAGAATCTGTCAGGGTTGGCAGGCGATGGGCAGTCCCAAAAAGTGTATGACATTCTCAATGCCGGGCCAAGAAATAGGTTTTGCACTCCATGGGCTGTCGCCCATAACTGCTTGGGACTTACCTATGGTCAGTATGCTCGGGGTTTCCAGGCTTATGCCAAGACCTTTGGACTCAATTTGACGTTGGAAGAAGCGGACCGACAAGTAAAGCAATTCAAAAAGTCCAACCCCCTACTAGCTGCCTTTTGGGAAAGATTGGAGCAGGGAGCCAAGTTCAGCAAGAACGAGACTTATGAGATCGATCTCCCTAGCGGCAGGAGCATGAAGTATTTCGACATGCGGGTGACCCGTGGGAAGTATGGAGCCGAGTTCCACGCTCGTCCAGTTCAAGGAGAAGCCATGACCTATTACTCCTTCGGAAAATGGCACAACAATGTTTGTCAGGGAACCGCTCGGGACGTGCTTGGAGAAGCCATTCTCAGAATTGAGAACCAGATAGGACTCCCAATCGTTCTCCATGTCCACGATGAAGTTCTAGTTGAAGTTGACGAAGCTGATGCTAAAGACGCCCAGATTGAGGTGGCTCGGGCAATGGCTACGTCTCCAGACTGGATGCCAGGAATCCCGCTTACCTCGGACTGCAAAATCTTTGACCGCTACGAAAAATGACCCCCGCCGAACAACTCGACTTCCTGGAACGCCTGTTCTCCGACCAGAAACCCATGCTCAATGCCTACGCGGACATCTGCGAAGAGGGCGCGGGCAAGCATGAACCAGAGGAGGTGGACGAGGTGATTGCCGACATGGAGCAGCACATCAAACGGATGCGGAAGGCCACCAAGGCTTGACGCTCCCCGTTCCATACATTACAGCCACAGCCCGCAGAGACCATGTTCCAGTACCTCAAAAACCTTTCCACAACACAGACCGATGAACTCCAAATCCCGCCCGCCGAAACGAAGCTGTTGCCGGAAACCCTCAAGTCGAAGGACGACTATCGCCGCTGGTGCCTCGACAAAGACACGGACCACATCTTCGCCTCCCATTTCCACGGGATCGTGGACACCCAGCGTGTTGGAGAAGCCAATCAACCTCTTCGGATGGTTGGGTACATTGCTGACTACGACACGAACTGGACTGGTGACGCTCTGGAGCAGATTGTGGGGAACGTGGATGTTGCCCTGCGCCCCCGCTATCTGACCCGCACCTTTTCAGGCGGAATCCGCCTCTGGTACGTCTTTGAGCAGCCAGTCATCTTCACGGATGTCAAGATCGGCATCAAGTTCACCGAGATACTGATTCGCAAGCTCAAGGCTCGCGCTGTGTTCCCCGGATTCGATGACCAAGCTGCCCGTCAGTATTGGCAGTACTATGAGATTGGGCATTCCTGGCAGGAAGTCCCCGCTTCTGGTCCCATCTCCACCGTCCAGCTTGAGGCTTGGATGTTTGATGCCGTGAAGTCCGCCAAGGTCAAGCCCAAGCAGATCGTCAACATCCCCTTTGAGAAGATCCGCGAAGCCCTTGCTGCCAAGTATCCTGGCGCATGGCCTGGAGGATGGGACAAGTTCGAGATCGGTTCCCGAGGCAATCGATTCTGGGACGGTGGCAATGCGACTTCCTGCATCGTCAGGGAGGACGGCATCACCGCTTTCACAGGCGACGTTGGCTTCAAGTCCTGGGGGGATCTCCTTGGCAAGGAATGGATGGAGTCCAACACCGAGCAGGTGATCGGTGAAGCCATCAAAAGCCTTTGGTATGAGCCGACAGCCAACAAGTATTGGAGGTCAGGCACCAACATCGGCTGGCAACCTATGCAGAAGGAAGACATGAAGCTCCACATGCGTAGCTTCAACATCTCCGATGCCAAGCCCGAGGGAGAGAACATGAGTCCGATGGATCGTGTTCTTCACCTTGTTCAGACCAGCCATTGCGTCAACGGCAGCTTCCCTTTCCACTTCAACCCGAAAGAGATTGTCCAGGTCAATGGCAGTCCTTTCCTGAACGTGGCGAAGTCCAGGCTGGCACAGCCAGACGCCAGCCGTTCTGGTGAATGGGGGGACGGCTTTCCGAACATCGCAGAGTTCTACGAGGGCTTCTACGACAGAGAGAATCACATCGAGCAGTTCGTCCATGCCATGGGTGAACTCATGCACTTCTATCAGACGGCTTACCAAGGTGATCCCCAGCGTGGCCGCGTCCTGATTCATGCAGGCCCAGCTGGAGCTGGCAAGACCTTCAACTTGAACATCTTTGAGATGCTGTTTTCCGGCACCGAAGACGCTGCCAGCTTTCTCCTTGGCAAGGATACCTTCAATGGTTCCCTCGTCTCCGTTCCTGTTTGGACCGTGGATGATGCCGTGGTTGGCAATGACCACAAAGTCACGCTGGTCTTCTCCCAGATGATCAAGAACATTGCTGCCTGCGACAAGATCCCTGTTCGTGGCATGTATAAGGAATCCGTGCGCCTCCCCTGGCTTGGTCGCGTCGTGGTGCTGATGAACAACGACCCTGAATCCATTCGTCTGCTGCCATCTACCGAAGGCTCGCTCATGGATAAGGTTTGCCTCTTCCAAGTGCAGAAGGCTTTCCCTGGCCGCAAGTTCCCGACAGATGCCGTTATTCGTTCCGAGATCCCTGCCTTCTGTTCCTTCCTCTTGGAAGGTAAACCCTGGCTTGAGAGCTTTGTTCCTGACCTCTTCAGTGACCCTCGCTGGGGAACCAAGCAGTTCCATCACGAACAGCTCATCCGTGCGGCTCAGGCTTCACAGATCTCTTCCAACGTCGAGGATCTTCTGGCCCTGTGGAGGACTGGATTCTTCGCCCACAACAAGGAAGCCGCTTATTGGGAAGGCAATCCTACCGAACTCATGGAGTCCATCTCCTGCATGGAGAGCCTTAGCGGCTTGATGCGCTGTGTCGTCTCTGGTCCTCAGGCCATGGGACGTTCGCTTGCTCAGATCGAAAGCCGCGAGATCAAGGTCGGATGGCTGCAATACATGGGCGAGAACCGGAAGTATCGCATCTTCCGCGAGGACAATGGAACCAGCAAAATCGAAGGAGGAAATCCGTTTTGAAAACCAGGACTAAAAAGCATGACCCCTACACCGACGGCGCTCCTCCTCTGTGGGTAGTCCTTATTGTTTTACCGTTTGCCTTGGCTTTGTCGCCAATCGGAACGGGTTTCTTTATCTGGCTGTTGGGCCTATGCTTTGAGGAAGCGTTGTTCTTGATCGCCTTGCAAGTGTGTATCTTTCTGACCTTGGCTTTGTTTTGTGGAGGCGAGGACGAGCCATGATGCGCCTCCCCATCGTCGTCACCCCGGCCTATATCAAGCCACCGGGGAAAAACAAAAAAGGCCCAAAACCGATGGGGAGGAAGGCCAAGTATCCATTCATGAAGCTCAAAGTGGGGCAGTCATTCCTGCTACCGGAAAAGTTCCGGGATCGGGTTGCACCCCTTGCCGCTTACTATAAGCGCAAACACGGCAGACAATTCGCGGTTGTGCGTCTTGAGCACGACCCGGAGACAGTTGCAGTTTGTCGAATTTTGTAGTTGACCCTTTGGGTAAGCTACGTTAGAGCACACCACACATGAAAACGAAAACACCAAAACCGAAAAAGAAACCCGCCGCCCGCCCGATCCCGCCGCCTCCGCCCGGCTGGGAGATTGTGGGCAATGATGATCCGAGGCTGGACTGCCTGCCTTGCATCCCGCTGACTTTCGACCCCCTAAGAAGCAGAGATACTTGGAATAAGTCTAGGTTTAATGACTTTGAAAAGGTGCCTGGAGTAGTCCGAAACGAATTGATCTACGCCCTCCCCATCACCACGCAGTCGGCAACGCCCCAGGACGCCCCGGCCTCGCCGCCCATGATACGCCTGCGGTTGCCTAGCGAGAAGCCGACGAGGGAGGACGGGGACAAGGACGGGGATGTTATCTTCTTTTTTGTTGATGGAGTAGCTACTAAACCGTGGAACGTGGTTTACGGAAACGGCGTCGTCGCATGGCTCCCTGGCCGCCTCCCCGACAGCATCCTGCCCCGCGAGCCTACCCAGGAGGAGAAGTGGCGAGCGGAGTTTGAGGAGTGTTTCCCAGACTTCGAACTGTCCAAGCAGGGAAACGGCGAATACCTGCACGCCCATGCTGCAACGGCATGGCGCGGCTTCCTCGCCGCCAAGAAAGGGGGTGCGGAGTGAGTGAGGACATTAAAGTTGCCTTGCTGCTATGCGTCGTCTTTGTGTTTGGCGTATGCGTCGGAGTGTACCTCGATAAGGAAGCTGAAGCCGTCCGCATCGAAGCCGTCGAGCGCGGCTTTGCCGAATGGGTGCCGGACAAGGAAGGCAACACCACGTTTAAATGGAAGGAGGTGGCGAAGTGAGTGGCGCTTTCAAACTGACAATAACTCCTGTGTTCAACCACGAAACCAAAGAGTTTGGTTGCGTTATGGCAGACGCCAGCAGGGAAATCAGCCGCAAGATTGCCTGCGCGGAGGAGGAATCGACCAAACGTGCGCTCAAGGCTTTGGGCTGGATGCCGCCGGAAGAGGCCGCCGCCATGCGCGAGAAGATCGAACACCTTGGAAAGGCCAACTCTATGCTCCACCTCGACCTTGTGGACGCTCACGCCGAAACGGCCAAGAAGACAAAACGGGCTGAAAAGGCGGAAGCGGAGAACGCCGCCATGCGCGAGGCGATGACACATCTTGGCGAAGCCAACGCAGATCGGTTGCGGTTGCGGGAAGCTTTGGGTGATTTGTTGCTGATCTATGAAAAGGATAACACAAGCTATGATTCCTACGGCGTAGAGGGGTCTGACTGGCCCGTGTGCAATATTTGCCAAGCTGAGGGTAAGCCTGGGGTTTTTGCCTGTGGCTTGCCGCATGATGAAGGTTGTGCAGTTCACAAATTCCAGCAAGCCCTCACGGCCCCACCACCGCCAGTGGTCGCTAAGGCCGATATTGAAGCCATGCGCGAGGCTATCAGGGAGGCGTTCAACTCCTTTGCCGAAGCCCCTGAAAGCGACGCAGCTTGGTTGCTAACAGAACGCCAAACAGCCGCCCTCTCCAAACTCCAACCATTCCTGAAACCATGACCAACGATCAAATCCGCCTCCACTTTGGCGAACTCAACGCCGCCGAGATGCGGCTGGCCCGCGCCATCGTGGGCTGGTATGAGGTCCGTGAGACCAAGCTCCGCGACGAAGTGTTGCGGCTGCAATCCGACAAGGAAACCCTCATTGACTGCGCCAATGTTGTTGGCATGAGAGAAAAACTTGAAGAGGCAGTGAAAAGCACGAGAATACATTTCAGCCCGCCGGATTACACGACTGAAAACGCCAAGCTCCGCACCGCCGCTGACGGGCTGGCGGAGGCTTTGGAACAGGTGATTAGTGCCGACACGACTATTTATTGGTCTGGCGATGAGTCGCCGCCCACCAAAGAAGAGGGTGATTGTGCCGCTATTGCACGCGCCGCCCTCGCCGCCTACCAAGCCACGAAGCCATGAGTAAGACACCACGAACAGACGCCGAACGCCGCAGGCTCAAGCGGTCCAAGACATTCCCAGCCGAGCCGGTTGACGCGGATTTCTGCCGCGCTTTTGAGCACGAGAACGCCAAGCTCCGCGCAGGCATAGCCGAGGCTGCTAGGGACGCAGATGCCGCGTTGCGCAAATGCCTGAACTACATGCTGAGGCTTCCGCTTTCTGGAAGTGACGCTGAATGCGAAGCCATGGATGACGCACATCACGCATTGCGTAAACTTCAGCCATTCATGAAGCCATGATCCGCCTCCTCATCCTCGTCGCCTGCCTCTCCTCCTGCTGCCGCCCTGGCCGTGCGCCCGAGGGATGGCCGTGGGAAAGGGAGGGAGGGTGCCTGAACGTGTTTTACCGACTTGGCCTGTGAGCTACCTTCAAATTTTTACTTGCGCTGTGCCATCAGCTTTGTAAGGGCCAACGCCCGAAGATCTGCCGGGTGCGAAAATAGCAGGTCACCACATACACTCTTACTTTCACATGAGCAACGTACTCTACATTACTGGTTTTTCTCCTGACGGAGATCGTCTTGTTGGCGGACTATGGAGGATGCACAGACAGGAAGGTTTCCCGCTGGACATCTCCCTCCTAGAATGTCAGGAACGGGGGCTACTCCCTGACATCATGGAGCTATTTGCCGAAGCTACCATCTACGCTGAGCTACCCATGGTTGAGGACAACGCCCCACAGTTGTTCACCCAGGAAGCCAAGATCCGATGGCTGCTATACCTACGCCAGTATCCAGAAGATGACCAATTTCAAGCTGCGGAGAAAATCTTGCTGGACAAACGTCGGAATGGTCACAAACTGAACATGCAACTACACGCACATGAACGACACTATCATCGTCAGAGGCAGAACATTCCAGCTTCATCGTGATCCAAAGTCCGGGAACTGGCGGGTTCGCAAGCGCACCAAGGAGATCAACCTGGACAAGACCACGGGGACTTCCGATCTTGCCGAAGCCCGCAAGTGGGCAAGGACGATTGCCGAGGAGCATCTTGGCAACGCCTTCCGTCTTGCCCAGGGAGCGCATACTCTGGAAGAAGTCGCCCAAGCCTACCTGTCTTTCCCCAAGGCTGTGCGTCCCTATGTCGCGGAAGCCAACGTCCAGCAGCTCCGATCCATCGTGAGGAAGGTCTATGACAAGGAACTCAATGACCTAACGGCTCGTTCCGTCACCTACCGAATCTGGGAGGACTACGCTGCCTTTCGGCATGGTGGGAAGATGGATCTGTCCACTCCCAGACGTGAGAATGTTGGCATCACCTCGGCCATCCGTGCCGCTGCCAGCCTGTTTGCCAAAGCCCTGGACTGCCGTTACGAAGCCGCAGGCATCCGTCTGGACTTCGCCAATCTCCGCAGGATTCCTTCTCTGCCCGTTCTCAAAGTGAGGAAGTGTCCTGTTTCAGAGGACACCTTGGCGGCAATGAAGGCTGCATGGAAGAACTTGAAGGAGGCTGACATCCTGCTCTACCGAACGATTGGCCTTGCCCTGTTTGCTGGCCTGCGTTCCAGCGAGATTCAAGCAGCACGCCGTTCCTGGGTAGTGACAGACGGCACCAATGTCCGCGTCATCGTCAAAGACAGGCCGGAGGAAGGCTTCTTCAGCAAAGGCGGCACCAAGGAAGACGCTTGGCTGGCTGGCATCGTGCTGGATGATGAGTTCGCAGAACACCTTCTCGATCTGGATGGCAAGCTGGTGGATATTGGCGATGCCTCTGCCGACTGGTTCTTCGGACACAAGGCCAACGCCTGGGTTCGCCAGTTCATTCCAAAAGAACTTGACGGAAAGGGACTCCACCGCCTTCGTGGACTCTATGCAGATGCCGTGAAAGCTCGCTTCGAGTCCCAGCTTCTCGCAAGCCGTGCCGGGGTTGACGCCGCCAGGATTGCCCTTGGACACGGAAGCTCCGCAGTTACGCTTCAGCATTACCTGACTTCGTAGCAACCTCGGGAACCTGACGCTGCCAGCAATGCTCGGGATACTCAAGACCCGTGTTGTCGATAGTTCCGAGTTCCAGCCAGACCTTGGCACGCAGAACGCAGCCGCACACGGCACAGGATTCCAATGCGCGATCCCGTGAAGTGGTCTTCTTGCCGAGGTATTGGGTGACAGCTTTGATGATGCCGCCGCAGCCCCAGCAGCCTTTGACAGACTGGTTCTTGGGGCAGGTGGAGCAAATCTTGGCTCGCCGCTCGGCTTCCTCCTTGTCAACGAAGCTTCCAGTCTGATTCTCAAGAGTCGTCATGAACCGCTTGAGGTCGGCAACTGTTAAAGACCGTTGATCGTTCCGTTTCTTCTTTCCACGGTCGCAAGGAACACGCTCGTTCTGACGACAAAGTTCATCCTGGAACCTTTCGATCCATCCCTCACCGAGGTCGAGCTTCATGGCCCTGCGGTGCTTCTCGACCACCTCCAGAAGACCGTAAAACGAAAAGGCAGTGAATACCGCAGCCGTCTCCGGCTGGACATACCGCCAATCGTTGCCTGTGCTGTCTCCTGGTCGGGTGACTTTCATCACTTCTTGCCGCGCATTTTGTCAAAGGCCATCATCAAAGCTCCGCCCTTCTTGGGTGTCTCAACCTCGACTTCAGCACCCTCATCCTCGTTCTCCACTTCGGAGTCGTTTTCCATGTCATCGCCTTCAACGGATTCTGGAAACTGCTCCAGCATCTTCATGTAGGCTTGGGAGAGGGCGTCGCGTTGGTCTTTGGATAGTCCGGTCATAAATCATTGAAGGGGGATTCCGAGCTGCTGCATGTACTTAGTGAGGGCGGAAACTTTGTCCACTTGGGAGGCATTTGCAGGGATCTTCGCCCCCTTCATGATCTCAACCGCCTGCTCATAAGCCGTGTTGGACGGAGCGTTAGCTGTGATACCTGGATCAGACTCTATGACAAAAGGTACTCCAACGTGACCCTGAACAGCCCTGGCCGGGGCAGTCCCAAGGAGTTTGTTCAAGGCAAGTATGAGAGCCTCGCTTCCCTGAACATCCTGGATGTTTGCCATGTCGCTGACCGTTCCTGTTATGCCCATGTACCTCGGCTCATAATAGGAACGAGGACTCTCTTCATAGTACTTGCTCCCTGGAATGATGGGTCGAACAGGCGTTGGGAGATATTCAGGCATGAGGTATTCTAGGGGTTATCAGTTGAAAAAACAAGGCTTTATTTATAACCAAACCTGCGCTTAGCCTCGCGGGTGGCCTTGGAGCTGATCTCACCAAAAGCCTTGGAAAGATCCTCGTCGTCCATGCGCTCCAGCCTCGACATCTGGCGGATCATTTCCGACTTCACAATCCTGCCACGGGCGGCAACGTAGTCCAGCCAGTCCCGGTCAGGCATGATGCCATTCTGGTTCTCAAGGATGGAACGCTGTGGGATACCAGGACCCGTTCCACGATCAAGGATGAAGTCGTAGATCCGCTTGTCGCTGCCAGTGGGAGCACCGGAAACCATCAAGGGAATCCCGTTATACCAAGCCCTGTCGTTCAGGGTGCTCCAGGCATCCGTTGGAACGTAGCCCTGGGGGTCGCCAAGGGCGTTCACCGCCCTCTCCGTCAACATGGAGCGGGCAATCGGGAGATTGAGCCAGAAAGCCCCCGTGCGGCCACGGAACCTGTCAGGACCGACAAGCATGTTCTCCATCGACTTGATGGTTCCAGAGAACGGAATGAACGGGTTGAGCTTGTAGAGGAGGTTTCCAGCGATGTTGGCTTCCGGGTTGACCTCAAGGAAGGCCCCCACCGTGTTCTTCACCCCGAAGAAAGCAGCCTGCTTGCTCCATCCGTAAGCCACGGCGGAGAAGTAGTCGCTGAAGTCGCTCGGCAGATTCTTGTCGCCCAGCTTGCGGTTGAGGCGCATGTCATCCAGGGCACCCACGGCAAGCGCGGCAATCTTGAAAGGTTCAAGAGGACCACGCGCCCAGTTAAAGGAGATCACCTTGCCATCCTTGGTGACATACTCAAAGGAACCCTGGCGATGCCCCTTCTTGCGCCAAGCATCCTGTTCGGTCTTGTTGGACGGCCCGGCAAGCGTGACGTTGAACCCCTCGTCATCTTCGTCCCCCTTGAACAGGAGCATGATTCCGATGGCGGCGGTTCCGACAAAGGCTTCAATGAGACGCTGGCGCATCTGAGCCTGGGTCTGCATGGACTGCTGGTAGAACTGATCCGAGTTCACCTTGATTGACTTCTTGAGGAAGTAGCGAACGAATCCGTAGGGGGAGAGCCAGAGAGCGCGGTTGAAGAGGTTCACCGGAATGCCAAAGAAACCGAAGAGCATGGTTCCGAGAATCGGATTCTTGGTCTTCACAGACTGACCCACATCTCGGACAAGCTGGGCAAAGGTGTTCACCACGTCCAGCATCGGAGACTTCTCCCCGCGATGAGTCCCCATCTCGTAGTCGGATTCCTTGTCCACATAGTTGAGAACCGCCTCCGCCTGCGCAGGACTGATCTGCTTCTGGAGAGTGAGGTAGATCCCGCGATTGATCCGGTCACTTGTGCGGAGACGTGCATTGTTCGTTGCCTGACGGAGGGCGAAGGTCAGCTGGCGGCGAAGAGTTTCTGGTTTCTCGAACGCCGTGACGACTCGGCGCATGTCACCTTTGAAGTCTTCAATGAAGACGCGATTCTCATCCGACAGCCCTTCAGGGATTTCAATATCCGAGACAAGCTGGAGGAGCTGATCTTTTGTGGCGTTACCAGTCTTGAGCAATTCGTCAGCTTTCTGGGCGAAAGCAGAGATCACCTGATTGTTGAAGTCGAGGAACGCCTGTTCCTGCGTCTGGATGCTGTACACCATCGGGACAAACTCCTTGGCGGTGAGATTGCCCGCTCCGATCAAGGCATTCATGGACTGCACCTTCAGGAAGTAGTTCTGAAGAACGGAAGACCAAACGTGGTCCGCCGTCATGAGAGTTCTGGAAATGATCCCCGTGTAGGCGGCGGCGATGGTGTAGCGGGCTTTGAGCTTGTCCATCAAAGACGCCTTGCTGCCCCTGGCGACCACACGACGAGCCGCGATGAGTTCCCCCTGGAGCGTGGTGACTTCCTGGATGACGTTGTTCATCGCCACGTTGCTGGCACCGCTGAGAAGACCAAACTCCGTCTCCCTGGCGATTTTCTTGAGGGATTCGACGGCGATCTTGCCGATGTTCAAGGCTTCATCAATCCTGCCACGGACAAGAGCCCGTCCAAGATCAAACATGACACGGTTGAGGAAAGCCCCGGCAGGGGAGATGACGTTGACGCCCAGGGTACCCAGGCCGCCAAGAGCGCTGTTGATGTAGGAGATTCCAGCCACTTCCACAAGGCTCTTCGGGGCGCGACGGCGGCTGAGAAGCTCGTAGAGTTCCTTGAGGCCGAGGCTCACGTCATGCTGGCGACCATCCTCAATGGCTCGGGTGATCTTCAAGTCAAGTTCCCCGAGGCTCTTGTAGTCCTCTGGACGGAAGCCCGTGTAACCAAGCTCCTTGGCAAGGGCCTGCTGGGGGTCGATCTCAAAATCACCAAGACCCTTGCGGATCAGGCTCAAGTCCTTGTCGAGCTGCTGCTTGGCCTTGCCTGTGAGAAGGAAGGGGTTGGAAACAACGCCGAAGGTGGAGGGAATGTTTTCCTGGGCGGCACGCTTGCGGAGTTCCGCCACATGCTTGTCCAAGGCTTCCGTCTTGGCCTTCTTGATGAAGTCCTCGAAAGCCGCCTGAATCCAAGACTTGGAACTGGCGATCATCGCATCGGAGTAGCCGTTGTGACGAAGGAAGTTCTCGATGGCGAGATTTCGTGCAACAGGATCATTGGCGAGGGCAGGACGGGAAAGGATGTGCTTCACCAGCTTTTGCAGCATGGTCGGCTGCTTGCCCTCGGCGGGGAGCATGTCTGCCTCGACGCGAGCCAGATTGTAAAGACGAAGTGCCTGTTCTTGGGTGGCCCCGAAACGAGCAGCTTCCGCCACAAACAAATCCTGTGGAAGAGGAACACGAACCTGGGCACGAACAAGAGACCTCAGGGACTCCTGCGCCGTGGTGCGCTTTTTGGGCGGGGAGGCAAGCTGCCTCTCATACCGCTTGATGAAGTTCGTCACGAAGGCGTCGGCACGCTCTGCGGTCATCCTGGCGGAGGCCCCTTCCGCAAGACCGAAGATGGTGTCGATCTCCTCTTGGCTGAACCTGCGAAGAGCCTCCGATGCTTCCATCTGGGAGAGACCGCTGTTGACCAGCAGTTTTTTCATGGAAATGATGCGCCACACCGGATCAGATGCGTCGGCATTCTTCTCCTTCAGAAGCTCCTTTGCCAGAGTTTCGTTGGAGCCGTTGAGCAACGCCTCCCTGATTCGGCTGAACTTGCGATCCAGCTGGGCTTTCCGACGCTCCGTGTGGTTCTTGTAAGCGGCTTCCGCCAGTTTCTTGGCGGTGCCCTCCTCGATTCCTCCAATCTTGTCGATCTCCTCGGTGAGCTTCTGGATGAAGGAGTCGTAAGGGAGACGATCCTTGTTGACCAGGAACTTCTTCACCAGCTTGCGAAGCTGTTCGGCTTTCTGAGGGGTCTTGTTGATGCTTGGAGCCTTTTCCTTGAGGAGGCTGGCGGCAATGCGTTCCGCATCCTTCTGCTGGTAACGGGTGAACACCGTGTAGGACCGGGAGAGGAGTTCGCTGAGAACCTTCTTGTCAATTTCAAGGCTTCCCAGCTCCTTCGTGGCCTCCTCCTTGAACTTGGCGAAGTCCCAGCCATCGGGGTTGGCAATCGCGGCATCGACAATCTTCTTGATTTTCTGATAGATTGTCTCTCCTGGTTTTTTGTTCTTGTACTTCCTGGCAAGGAACGCCTTGAGGTTCTCAATGACCTTCTTCGCCGCCTCCGTGGCGTCGTTGGCGTCTTCGGCATCCTCCACGTCGGCATCCTCTTCCCCGGAGGAGTCATCCTCGGGAACCCCAGGCTCGGCGTCACTCTGTTCGTCCTCGGACTGGAACCACTTGTTGAGGTTCTCGTTGAGCCGCTGTTTCACTCTGGCCATCTTTTCGCGGATGGCCTCAGGGGTCGAAGGGATA